GATTTTTAACAATCAAAGAACCATATAAACATTTTGTTTCTTCATAGATTCTTTCCAATTCATTAACTTGTAATTGTGTATACAATCTAGGATGCCTTTTATTTCCATACATCGCTCGAGGAAAAGAGCATTTTTTATTCTCCTCCCATCTTAATATAGTCCTGGGCAATCTTTCGAGAATTTTAGCGATATAATTCAACCGATAACATTTAATTTGCCTTGATTCATTATTCGATAAAATAACATCAAAAATTATATAATCCTTTTTGATTTTTTCTATCTTACTCTTAGAATTATTCTTAGCAATCTTATTTCTAAATTCTCTTGATCGTTGCTTTGCTTTTTCGCGATACTCCGGATCTTTGCGGTATCTCTCTTTACGTTTTTCTGTTATTTCTTTCCCGTGTTTTTTCCAATAATCTGCGTGATATTCTTTCCTATTCATTTTTTTTCACCCTAATAATATAACCCAAATAATAAATCACATTTTGAACACAAAATATAATAAATACTAAAAAGGAATATCATCATCATTAAATTCATCTTCTACAGAATTATCCTCTTTTGATTCTTTTACATTTGAATTACATAAAAATCGCTCCATTTTATGTAATCTATTTTCTAATTCTTGAATTTTGTTATCCTGATTTTTCATTCTGTTACCTAATTGGTTTGGATCCCTACGAACCCAAGGACATTTTTGACAATCCATCATTACCTCCTTTATCATGAATGGGCCTCAAGCCAATTTTTACCAAAACCACCACTAACCTCTAACGGTACACAAAGATTCAATGCATCACTCATATGCCTAACGACATCATTGGATCCCTCATCTATAAAATCATTGCGGAGCTCAACCAGTAACTCATCATGCACATTTAAATTGAGTTTCGCTTTACCAGTCTTTTTATAATAATCATAAAGGACACCACGATCTTTCCAATCTCTGATCAAATTTCGCATTGCTATTTTCATGACATCAGCAACACTTCCTTGACCAGGATAATTCGATGCACATCTTTCAGCTTTTAACCGTTCCTGAATATTTGATGAATCAAAACCATTTATATATATAATTCTTCCTGTTATGGTTCTTATATAACCATATTCTTTAGCAAATTTATGAACCCTTTTATGATATTCCTTTACACCTGGATAAGTTTTATGCCATTTACCATAAATATCACAACTTCTTCCAATGGGAATATTCAATAATCTTGAAAGAGTTTTGGGTGTTGCTTCATAGATTAAACTTAAATTAGCTTTTTTCCCTTCATCCCTAGAACAATCACACTCCTGTGATGTCTTTAAATGTAAATCATTATCAACATAAGATAAAACATCAATCATAGCAGGATCTTTTGAAAGATAAGCAATCATCCTTAAATCAGCACAAGAATAATCGGCATCAAAAAAAGTCCATCCTTCATCAGGAATAAAAGCTTTTCTTATTTTACTTCCTACTTTTGAACGAATAGGAATCTGTTGTAATGCTGGATTTGAAAATGCCAGCCTACCAGTAACCACATCAGTCTGACTACAATCTGCTCTAATCCTACCATCATCGTTAAATTCTGCCTTTTTCACCAAACCTGTTGTAAAGGTATTTATTATCTTTTTATATTTTTCAAACGTATTTTTATAATGCATTACCCTATAAGGAAGGGACTTTTTGTCCAATTCCCTTGATATCAATTTACGATTATCACGGTTAATACTGTAATAACCACTTCTACCACGCCTAATATTCGATGGTAATTTCCACCACTTCAATTCATCAATCAATTTACTACTAACAGACTGATTGCACGATATATCAACCCCCACAATCGATTCAAAAACTTCTGTTATCCTGTTATTTTCATTAATTAAATATTCTCTCAATTTTACTAAGAGATTTTTATCAATACCAATACCAACTTCATTTATATGAGGTAAAACCTCTGAAGCAATCGGACATTCAATGTCAGTAAATACCTTATTTATTTCAAATTTAATCAACTCAGGAATCATACGTTCACCAAGCATCAAACTCCACAAAGCCATATTAGAACTATAACTAGCCATAACTTGAGGATTAACCTCATGAGCCCTTTGTTTCATCGGTATAATTTCACTATATTCAACAACACCAATATCGAATATTGATCTTAATAACTCTCTCAGTTTTAAATTCCTACCAACACCATAACCGAGTAACCAGCACGCAATTTTAGAATCCCTCCATGTTACATTCGACTCAATTCCAATATTTTTTGTTACAATAGAACTAAACTTAACATCATGAGACCAAACAATTTTATTCTTATCATTGAAAATTTTCTTCAACAAATCAACAGAATCATAAATATTATAACCTTTATTATGACCTAATGGGCAATAAAATTTACTACCATCAGGTAATCCTAAACCAAAACCAACAAATTTCATTTTGTCAATACAACTACAAGATCTATTATCTGTATAATAACTGGTTGTTTGATAATCTATGCCAATTTTATCAAAATTAGAAACTTTGTTTGTCAAAGCTATTAATTCTTCGCTGTTTGTTATCAATGTATTCATTTGACACCCAGAAAAAAGCCGACTTTATTTACGACGATTCCCTAAAGTTATTTATATTAATTAAAAAGGAATAATATCTTTATCATTATTACTAATACTAGAATAATTAGTATTACTAGTATTACTATAATTGCCTTGATTATTTTTTTGATTTTCATTCTTGTTCTTTTTATTAAATTTAGAAACACCTCTTCTATTACCAATTAATTCAATTAATTCACGTGGTGTTTTAGGTTTGAATACTTCGTTGTACGGTGCTGGTTGGATATCATCAGGCAACTCTATTTTTCCCTCGAAATCAAACTTGTCTCCCGTATTAGGAGAATCAGGTGTCATTCTTTCAATCTCGAATCGGCATCCACGTAATCCACCGCGTTTTTCTCTTTGAGATTCAAGATGACTATATCCTAAATTTTTTACAACCAAAAGTTTAAGAACATCGGAATGCTGAATTCCTTCTTTATCTACCCAACCTTCATGATCTATCACGGTGTTCGGAACAATACTAAACGAATAAAAACTGCGTTCACATAGAACACAACCAACACTATCATTATCAGAAAAATTATTGATATCATCAATGATACCTTCACTTTTCAACACATAAGGATCTTTGGTTCCAAGTATTTGATAATAATCCTTAACTTTCATACCTTTTGTGCATGTAATATTTTCCCAATTATTATTTATTTTCACCTGATGTTCGCACACTTCATACGGCCAATCATATCCTTCTGGATGATGATTATCATCAACAAAAGTACATGTCAATTTTTGTCCTGGACGCATCCATATTCTAACATATGGATGAAGGTACCATTTTTCGCGATCCTCTTTACGCTTTTCTTTTTTCTCTTTCTCTCTCTTGATTCTTTCTTTTGCTTCTCTACCAGTTCGATACCAAGACATTTTCTCTCTCTTTCATACCCCACTATGGGCGTTTTTTTGATTGGTTAATATCATAGTGTATAAAAAATAATATGTCAACATCTTTTTGGCATGAAAATGATTTCAAAAAACTAAACTAGAATTCTGAATCAATTCAAAAACATTATAACCACGTCTTATCAATTCATCCGGATCGCCCCCAACCGGATATGGATAAGAGACAGCCCTTACCTGAATTATTTTACCCAAAAACTTAACCGCCTTCATAGTCCCACTCCAACCAGGACCATCATTATCAAAAAATAAAATAACAACATCAAACAATTTTACTATTTTATTAAGCTGATGTTCAGTTGGATCTGATCCTAGAATGGACACCACAGAATACTCATTCAATACATCACGATCATACAATAATTGCCAAAGCTTTAAGGTGTCAATAATTCCCTCAACTATAATACCAATCGAACCACTAGTGCATTTATCCTCACCATATAAATATCTACCTTTATTAAATTCAAAATAGTTATAGTACTTAGGTTTTATATAATCATTAATCGAACGACCTACCGCACCAACCAATTTACTATCAATATTTCTGACCGGAAAAAAACCGCGGCGATTATCATGATCATATCCGGTTCCCCATGATTTTAATGTGTCAATACTTAATCCACGTTCATTTACAAAATAACCATGTGTCTTATTTGTATAATTTAATATCTCCGATTCATCAATTATCCGTTCAACATATCTCTCTTCAACATGTTCATAATCAGTGATAGAATTTGCAAGCCATTCAGGATCAATATCTTCCATCTCTATAACTTTTTTCAATAATGGATTTAGATTGTCTTTTGAATATCTATTTATAGTTCTAATTAATGAACTTAATTCACCACGAAATTTACATGCATGACATTTGACTTTAGAAGGCATATTAGGATTAATTAAAATACTAAGCGAAGGTCTATAATCTACTTCTGAATTATGACCTCTTCTACCATATTTAGCCAAAGGACAAGACACTGAAACGTTCTTACCATTTCGATTCCTTATTCGATCAATACCTAATTGATCCAATACCCAAAAAACACCTTCTCTATCCATCGTTATTCAATATCTTCAAAGACAACTGGCATAAGAGATTTAAAGTCTGACAAAAGAGGAATCATTAATTCTCTCATTCTTGGATGTGCTTTTTTAGATGTACGAAGCTTGAATATATGACGCCATTCTCTAACATTAGCAGATACAACTATTTCAGCTTTTAAACCAATGGGTAAAACCTCACGAGCAATCTCAGCAGGGCAACCCATTTCAATCAAGCTAAGATATTCTTCTTCAGATTTTTTCCACGAACCAAGTATTTTATAAATTATATCCCATCTAAGACCATTTGATATATCTGGTATCCTCATATCAATAATATCATGTGGATAACAAACTGTTATCTCTTTACCAAATTTACCTTTGCCATAGTTACAATAACGAGTACTTTCCTGCGCAAAAGAACATAATCTATGGCGAACCATCTCGTGTGTATTACCTGACCAAAAAGCTTTACCATTTCTTCTGACGTACAATGTTCCATTCGGAACTGTTACACAATAGACTTTGCCTTTATAATAAGCTTTGCTCCAATGTTGTTTATTGAATAAGTGTTCATCAGTTCTATCTGTAACAGAAACAACATATTGACTCACTTTATTCTCTATTACTATACCAGGTTTGATTTCTCTTTTTCGCCCGACTCTATTATCAATTCTTACCGATGCACAAAAACCAGCTTTCATAAATAACTCTTGGTAATCACCAGCCATTTTCTGACTGGCGGTATATATTATTCTATGACCATTAGTCTTATGAATATTTCCATCACCAACAATTGCACCATCTAGAAATGCTTGAATGTATTTTCTTGATGCATGCCTTATAAAATGTGGGATTCTACCAGTATACGTTTTCTTCTCATCTAATGGGAAAAATATTCTCATAAACTTATATAGTTTAGTATCGTTTATTCTTAACCCATCTTTTTTCTCTGAATATTTCCAACCAAGCTCTTCCAACACAGTTTTAATATAAATTCTGCCAGATTCTTTTATCTGACAAATAGTAACCCTTCCTCCAGAATCTTTACCTTTCCATAAAGTGCCATCTGTTATAAACAAACCCATGAATTTAGCAAACGGAATTGTTGATATTTGCGGATGAAGATTGAGATACTTAGAATCTTCACATAAGGTTCTATCAGGCATTTCTTTGAATAAACCTCTTTTAAACTTCACTCTTCTTCCATATATTTCTTTTGCTTGATCAACCTTCCATTTTTTATCAATTCTAGAATCATAATGGAACCAAACCATCCTATGATTTGGGGTGACAGCAAAATCTACCATTGTAGATTTACCGCAAATAAGATCATCATCCCAGTCTTCTATTGTTATTCCAATTTTTTCTTGGTACTCTGCTTCTTTAGTATCCATATTTAAGGTTAAAAATAAGTCATTCCCATTTATATCTTTAAACTTTTTCCATCCATCATAAGTTAAAACTTCTGTTTGATCATCGTAACAAAAACCACGGTTCGATATAAACTTTACAGAAACATCACCGCCAAATTCGATCATAGCCATATGACCGCGTTTTATCAAACTTCTAACAAGTTTTTCAGCACTAGTATCTGTTATTTTATCCTCGCTTTTATAACAAGTCCTGGCTGCTATTTCGATGCGCTTTAGAATATTCCTTGGATATTCTAAAATCTCATAACTTGATTCAATTAATTTAGTCACTTTATCTCCTGTATTTTTATATCACCAAAAAAATCACCATTAATCATTGAACGCAAAAAAGAATAACCAGACTTTATACTGTCCACCTTTTTTCGTAAAACACGACCAATTAAAGATGGTTTCTCTCTATAACATATCGGACAAATAACACTCTTTATATGTTTATTGCCTAAAAACACATCTACATGCAATTCATTTTTATTCATATTTCCACATCTACATTCCCAAACGTAAACCCTCTTTTCTCCAATATAAAACATCATTCGATTCCTCCAATAAAATCTAATATTAATTGAATTTCTGCTGCTTCATCACAACCATACATCTCATTTTCTATTTTGCTTTTTATCCTATTCAATCGATTGTTATAATGAAATACTTCCGAAAAACTTTTACTTGAACCTATTTCATTAATTAATTCATGACATAAAATAAGCAATTCACAAAGTAATTTATAATCAATATCAACCTTTTTCATTATAAATCAACTATATCTAATAAGTTATCCTCACAATTATCATAATCAACATCATCACTACCTTTGACTTTGTGATCGAATACCATATTTTCCAAATCCCATGTGGCAACAAAATCAACTTTTGTACCTTCTCTAATCCTCAATAACTTAATCAACATCTCTTTATTTAGTCTTAAGTCATCCGTTTGATACATACCGATAATACCGTCCATCCATTTTTGAAAATCACCATAAGCCAATGTGTTCTCATTACCATCAAGCTCAGTACCTTCAAGGTTAAATTGATGAGTGACTATTACAGGTATACCATATGGTTTAGCAATCTTTTTCTTTAGATCCTTAAAGATATTATCTAAACGTTCATGTCTCGTCTTTGCGCCATTTTCATCATTTAAAAAATACGCACCATCAATATAGACTGCATCAGGTTTGTATTTTTCGACTTTCGATTTTATAACCGAAATATCATCATGATCGCTCCCACCAGATATCCAAAAAGGATGCCTACCAGACATGTCTTTCAAAGAATCAACGAACCTATTATACTCTTCCTTTTTTAAATCACCTGATCTCAATCGCATATGTGATACCTTGGCATTTACAGCGTCAAACCTTCTAGCGATTTGTTTGCATTCCATCTCTTCAGAAATTAAAAGTGGAACATATCCAATTCCCCAATGATATCTTGCAAGAATTGTTTCAAACCACGTCTTACCGACAGATCCTCGAGCTGCAATCATCCATAATTCACCTGGACCAAACCCAAGAGTTGCTTTGTCTAAAATATACCATAATGAAGGAAGGCCTGTGATACCACCTTTGTCTTTTGTCTTATGATAATCATCCAATCTCTCTGATACCGTTTCAGTTAAATTAACATCTTCAGATTCAATAGTTTCTCTTTCTATATCGAGAACAACTTTCTTAAAAACATCTAAAGCAGCAAATGGATCCTTAGACTTCAACAACGGTGCAGCACATTTCATAGCTTCGGTCATTAAGTTATGAGCATATTTTTTCCTTAATTCTCCTATGAAAAAACTTGTCTCTGAATCAATAGGATCAATCTCAAAATCAGGAAATTTACTTTTAAAATAATCTAATGGCGGAACATTACCATGATCACTATAAAATGCCTTAAGAAAAAGCCATTCATCCAATCTATGCAAAAACAATTCTTCAGGTAAGTTTTCATCAATAACATCTTTTATTGTATTTTTTCTAATAATATTTGAGATAAACGCTGCTTCAATATCCATCAAATCCTCTGATTCCACCCACTATGTTTAAAACAGATTGATGACATTGGACGGTATAACATTGTATCATTAGTAAAAAATTTATATATCTGAGGATTTTGCTTTAACCAAAGCCATAAATCGAAACCTATATCAAATTTCTTAACTTCTGCAACATAATCAGATAACAAAAATTCATACTTATCAGCATCAAAACATTCCACAATCATAACAATAAAACGAAATCCCCAATTTCTTTCTAACCATCCAATGGCACCTTCTTTTAATATGATTTTCCCTTTTTCTTCCTTAGCAAGAATCTTATAGTCAATAGCAATTATTGGCGAAGGTTTATTTGATATTTCACCTCTTAACATAAAAACCTCAACTATTATCTTGAATATCACGAAAAAGCTTTGAATCTCCAAATTCACGTATATGTTTAACAAGAATCTCTAAATCAGAAGAAAGTATTGGTAAATGATCTTTCATTTTCATTGCATACGCTAACGCTGCAAATTGACATGCATTAGCATGCACTGGATCTGAAGAATTTAATTTCAAAACAAAATAAATACCATTTTTATCCACAGGATTGCCATTCTTAAATAAATCATATTTGCACATTAAACCTTCATCTTTCATGATAAAAACCTCCTTGGACAAATCCCATCATCAGCAAACAAAGAATCTTCCCATAAATCAAGTGTCTTTGCTGCCGTACGAAATCTTTCGTACCTTCCATTTTTAACCCTCCAATTCCAATGAGCAAAATTATTTGTGGCAAAATCAATAATAATATTTTTTGCCAAATCTTTTTTGTCTAAACCATCACTTTTATTTATTGCCTTTGATAAAACAACTTTAGCTTTAGATGGGGCATTGAATAGAAAACACCAAAAAAGATTCATAGCAAGATCAAGTTCTTGACCTAAATCATGAATAGTAGTTCTGTTTATATCACTATATAAAACACCTTCAATAGTCTTACCTTTTTTAGTTCTTATTGTTTGTCTCCTGGAATAATCAATAAATTTCTGAATCTCAAAACTTTTTTGTAAACTAAATGTTTTCCGATCAGAAAAAATTCTATGGAACAACAAAACAAACTTTTCTGCAATATTTCTCCTTTTAGAATCAGATGGAACATTACCAGTTTTTTCCTGCATAACAACAGCGCGAAGAATATTTCCTGGTACTAAATCACCAGCAAAAAAATCATACGCTTCGCCGCCGTGAACTTCATCAATATCACACGACCATCTAAATTTACCATCTTGTGCAAGATAAATTCTGTGTTCTCTAAATAAATCAAAAAGAGATTTCAACCCGTCAATACCACCAATTAATTCAATTTCCCTAAGCAATTTACACAAAGGACCTTGATCGTTTTTTACGGATGAATCTCTTAAATGTCTTGGATAAACTAAAATATTTTGACATGGACCAGCTGTCATTCCAGTCCCATCATAATTCATCACAGTTCCAAAAAGACCGCCACATTCCACCAAAAAAGTAACTAAAAAAGCTCTTTCTAAATGATTTTCCTCATAATCAGGAACAATATACAAATGATCCATAATATCTTCCCTGCCATAAACCACAAAACCACTATAGTTTTTGAATTTTTTTACTCTCATTTTAACTCTTTTCATTGGTTTAGGAATCTATTGAGACCACACTCTTTTATTGCACGGATATTTTCTCCATTCAATTTAACAAAGTGCATATTTTCTCTGACCAATTCAAATGAAGATACTCCATAAATATCTCTAAAATCATCAGGATTTAAATTTGAGGTAATAATTGTTGTGTTTAAATCACGAGATCTATCTCTAAGCAACATATCGAACCTGTTCTCTGCAAAACCACTGGTCGATCGATGCTCTCTACCTAAGTCATCGATAACCAAAATTTGCGACCTAATAGCTCTAGTTATAACGGTTTCTTCGCTACCAAAATCAACAGGCATATCTTTGACAAAATTTTCTTTTAACGAAGCAGCTGTAACACAATATCCCGAAACAAGCCATCTTTCCCATGCGAGTATTAATAGACTTGCAGAAACATATGTTTTTCCTGAACTATTTGGACCCCACAAAAAGAGACCAACGCCTTTAGAAATGAAAAATTTAAATCTCTTAACATAATCCTTAACAGCCTCTTTTTGTGAAGGTCTCAAATTAAAAACATTGGCATCCCAAAAACGCCTACCAATATTCATGTATTCATAGTGAGCTTTGCTCAGTTTCATAATCAAACCATTCTATTTAATATCAAGATAATGATGATCATATAAGACCTTCGTATTTTTTCTTCCAAGGAGCCAAATACTTTTCATTCTTTCATCAGATAAAAAAGATATGGATCCTTTTTGAAACTTTATCGAAGGTGAATTACCTGTGATAAATTTCTCGAAACATTCGATGTTATCCATTTTTTCAATTATTCCCAAACAATAATAAGCAAAAGACATATCACGTATCATTACGAGAACAGAACATCCATCCATAGCAAAACGATAAGCTTTATCAAGCATTCTAGTAGTCTTATTACTTTCACAATCCATGAAACATGTCTTTTACATTCTGAATTGGAACACGAAACTTTGCTCTAAACGCTCTCAAAGTTCTGCTCAAATCCTGCTCTGTTCTCGTTCTGTAAGATTCGACAGGATTTTGTCTTCCAGCTTCATAAACATTTATTCGAGCAACACCAGAATCATAATCTCCTTCCCTGACTATTTCGATACGTCGCATGCTCTTTAATGCTCTCTCACTTATCTTTTCTTTTTTTAATTTCATCAATTACCTCATCATTGATTAAGCATGTCATAGGCAGATGAAAAATCATCTACACTGGAATCATAACGAGCGTTAGACGATCGTTCTCTTTTTAGCTCTCTATACTGAACGTGCATCGAACGATGTATTGGTCCATCGTTCTCTAGTTCATTAAAAAATGAACGCCTAAATCCATAAATCAACGAAACACTTGGCTTTGAATTTAGGCGATATCTTATAGCGATATCTCGCCAATTTTTAAAAACATATTTGAATAATTTGACAATTTCTTCAGATGAAAATTCATTTATAAATCTCTTCATCTGACCCTTTTCCTTCATCGTCCAACGATAAGGATTTCCTCTTATTCTTGAAGTTTCCCATAAATCATTGAACAGAAACTCAAAATCAATCACATTATATTGATCTTCCCGCTTTTCCTCGTATCTATCACGAGGAGATTTTTTCATTTTTACTTTTCTTTTCTTTTTTGAATTCTGTAAAGCCAATTCGATTTGACTCTTGAATGCACCTCTAGGACCACTAACAACCATGCTATCCTCCTGTAGATAAATGTGTACCAATACACACAAATCCTCTATCGGTATTCGCCAATGTTTTTTAGCACTTATATCACATACTTTAAGAATAATATAAAATTTGAAGGTTGTAAAGAAAGAAAGTTAAAAATGTTTTTGATATAACGAAAAAGCTTGTCATATTTAATCATCCAGGATCAATATAGGCGAAAACTGCTACCGCTGCAACTTCTAGCAAAATTGTAATGACAACACCTACAGCAACCCACAAAGCTGGATGTCTCCACCATGCATCTCTACTGGTTTCTGCCTCCAAAGCTCTCCTCTCGGCTGACTCTGCAAGCGCATTAGCCGATTCAAACATGTTCCTTTCCATGTCTGCAATTTCACGGAGACGATTCATCTGTATTCTGATCAGCTGAAGTTCTTCGCCTTGCAAAAGAACGAACCTTCTTTGAATACGAAGCTCTCTAGAATCTGCCAACAATGACAACGCGCTCCGCCTTGGAAACCAAATCCCAGATACACCGCTATACTGCAATTCACGAATAGAATTTACTCTTGACTGATGGTCTTCTTCTACCTGACTTATTCGTTCCGATTCATTTTGTATTAATTCTGCGAATGAATTGGTCGGATATATAATGACGAAAATAAAACTCAAAATCATAAATTGATTTCTAATAACCCAATTCACGAAATGCCTCCACTATCTCTTCATTTGTAAAACCAAAAACATCCCTCGCACGTTCAATCTCATTTTTGAGATGTTCCTTTTCTTTCTCTATTTCAATTAACCTCAAATCGTCTATCTCAACATTTTTCCTCAATTCATCACTGCGAATTTTCCATGATGAGATATTTTTTTTCAGCTCTAAAATAGCACTTTCATTGCGAACAGAATTGATAACCTTACCTCTAATTAAAAATCCTAAACCAAAAATAACAGCTATTCCACCAAAAAAAGCACTCAGTGCTTTCCAAATATTATTCTTTATCCAACATAAAACTTTTAACATATTCTCACCTTAATTAAAATGTATCATACAAAATAATAAAACATTAGTTCCACCAGTCTTGGTTTCTAGAGAATGTCCCACTTCCGCAAAATGTGTTACTTGATTTGGACTAGCCAAGGTTGCATTTGCTCTTCCGGCTACATCAGATACCTCAACCCAATTTCCTCGAGTTGATCCCGTTGTATCCTTCAACAAAACCTGTGCCCTACCAGCGACGACAATCCTGCAAAGCTCTCCATCAGCAATTCCATCATCATAAACAACGCCAATAGGATCGACAGCATTACTTGGTGCAACACCAAATGAATTATCTGTTCCTGCTGATGCTTCAATAACTGTTCCCTTAATGGAAGCAGAACCAGTTTTATTTGTAAGATAAATAGCAATCCCACCTTCTGGAGTTAATTGAGATTGGATATCTGTTTGATTACCTTCAAGAACAGTGATCCGGCTATCATAACCATCAAGTTCATCTTTTACTCTTTTTGCTGCAACACCTGAAGCAGCTGCTTCCATTACATCTAATTCTCTAATGGTCATCAGATAACCTCCACTTATAAAATATACAATCAATAAAAAAAGAAATCTAATAACAATAATTTATTTAAAATTCCATCATGTCAATTTTACTCCTAAGACAATCAATATCACTTTTAGTATAATATGAATCAAAATTTCCATGAGATAACATTGCCACAATCCGTCTATGACTAGCTTCACGACAACGTGTTTGTTCCTTCTCGCTGGGTACTGTCCTGCAAATTAATGATTTAATTAACTCAAACATATTTTTAACTGTTGTCAATTTTTATCTCCTCCAAAATATCTAAGACATCTTCAATCGCTTCTTCATAACCATCTTTGTAACCTTCAAAATTAAGAACACCTTCACGATCATCACCTCCATATATGAGTCCAGAAATATCATCCATTAATTTTTTTACCGCCAAATCGATACGATGAAAAACATCATGCATCATTTTATCATATCTTTCTTGTTCAATTGCATTAACCTTTTTCTCTGATTCACATTTTGCTTTTTCAAGGTCTCTTGTTATTTTATCTTTATCCAAATTCACTTCACCACCTAAATCATTGAGCCACTTAACTCCATCCTTATATATTTTATCATAACGTGGTTCTGTCATTTTTCTTAAAGCATCACATCGATTAACTCTTTTTTTTCTAAGAGCACTTTTCGCTACTTTTAGTTTCTCATAATTTGGCTCAAAAGTTATCTTGTTTTTTTTACTCATTTCTCTCCTTTTTTTGCAGATTTTTCCATCTCTACATAGACCCCCCCCTTAACCCTGGTCTGGTCTATCTGCAAGGCCATCCAGGCTAGGAAAGAAGGAACGATGCTTTGCTTTAAAATTCCCTGACCATTTGGGTAGGAATCTTAAACTGTGGGCATCTATTTCTGTCATCATCAATATAAATCTCACACCGTTGGGGGGGGATGGTTGGATTTTGATGGGGTCCAACAAACGGTGTCCCGTCCTTTATCAGAGGACACACCGAAAAATATTCGGCGCAGGCCTGTATAAAAGTTTTTCTTTTATTCGAGAATTTAGTGATTGATAATACCAGAATGGTAGGGCGAAGCATATTGATAGATCTACCATAATCTATCGAAAAAAAATTCCGTGTCGTTGTTTTTAAGTTTAGCTTCAAAACTCTTTCCTCCTAAAGGAAAACCGACACACCACGGTGTGCGTCAAAAAATATAATAAACCTAAAAATGAAATAATGTCAATCTTTAAAAAGCGAAAGCCGTTGGATTCCGTGCCAACGGCTTTCTGAAGCCAAACTCAATTTAACACATACTAAATTTTTATCAGTTTATGACAAAAATGTCAACCTTTAAAATGCAAAAGCCTGATTTTATCTAAACCAGGCTTTTGTTGGAGAATGCTATGAAATACTACATTAATTATGTGTATCAATATTTAAGCTTTTTGTCAAATTATTTTTGGTGGTCTTACATGAAAAACTACTATATAAAATTTTATTTTAATTTAATAATAACTTGTTTCATGATATTTCCTTGCTTGTTATATATATAATATGACATACTCTTTATGTTATATCAACACTTGTTTTTCATTATTTCAGAAACTTCTTCTATCGTAAATAACTTATATAACTCTTGAAGCGTTTCATTATGTAAAACCATTTTTGTAATATTTTTTTCATACCATTCTATTATTGTTTTTTGTCCAAAAGTTTTTGACATTGCCCTCCAATCAGCAAGCATTTCTTTTACATACCTCTTTGGCATTTTTATTGCAATATTTTCTTTATCCTGTTCACCATTGGGTGTTTCACTTACTTCTAGGTAAGTCCAATGCTCCCAATGATGTGGATTTTTAGCAATATGATGATGCCAAGCCTCACAAAAATCGGAATCTGTCTTTTCGTCTTTTAAACCTATGGTATATTTTTTCATGTAAGGAATAAATTCTTTTCTTGAAAATTTAGAAAGATCGTGAGTAATCCCCTGCCATAGAATGCCAAGTTTACAACATTCCAAAAAAACATACCATTTATGTTTTAAAATGTAATTGATATACTTAATAACATGTTTTACGTGTATCATACAAATCCTTTCGTTTAACCTAAAAAAAGGGCTAAGCATTTCTACTTAGCCCTAAAACATGAATATTACTACTCAAACCATAAAACTAAAAATGAGAAAAATATTAATAAGAAAAACTAATATCATCATGTCAAATAAAAAACAGTTTGTCAACAAAAAAATAAAATAAAAATAAATATTGACATATTCATTGAACATGATACAGTATCTTATACTAACAACCCCGTTCCACAACAATGGTATGATTTAATGATAAAATCATACCATTATGTTTTAACAATACTGCATGAAGCAAAGCGCCAAAACATTAATACCTGGTGCTTTGTTTTCTAAAATATGGCCCACTTCTATTAACGAATTATTAGGATTTGGGTGTAATCCTATTGCTAAAGCCCTACCTGGAATATCAGAAACTTCAGCTCTATTTCCTCTAATTGAGCCAGTTCCATCTTTTAATAAAAGTTCTGCTACACCTGCAATTACTATTCTACACTCATCACCTGGCTGAACACCATCATCATAAACTACACCTAAAACTTCATCCGATATCGGAGGAGTTAATATAAAACATCTATCTTTCGCTAAACATGCTTTTACTAATGTCCCTCTAACAGACGGAACACCTGTATTGTTTATGAGCTTTGTACAAATTCCCCCTATGTGCGTGATTAGACATAACCGATCGTATAGCTGTTTTGCTGCCTTTGAAGATGCTGTCGAAAAAGTTATGTCAAGTGGACGAATCTCCCGGTTCATTTGTATCCCCCTCAATTTGTTTTTTGGGAATCAAGTCAATATTAAGATCGACACCTCGAGCTTTTATAACTTGTCTAAATCCCTTCCAAATACGTTCGTAAAAAATACCAGCAAACAATCCGAGTATGATCATCGCATAGTATTGTCGATCCTCTGGTAAAAAAGATAATGCTTCAGGTGCTGGCCAGTAAGGAACAGCACCAACAATTGCACCTATCATTGGTGGTACCCATGGTGATATCGCATATGTAAATCTTAAAAAACCACGTATTGCTGTATTATTAATAGACCAAAGCATTGAACCAATTCTAAAGAAAAGAAAAATCATAAATGCAACGGTAAGACCTATCATTATAAATTGATAACTGAAAACAATAGAAACAACTTCGTTCATAAATACCTCCAAACAAAATTATAACAGACTTATCTTATTTTGTTTCGATATATTAATGTAGAAAAAATAACGAAGATAGAAAAGCTTATGGAAGATAATTCATTTGAATATATGTTGTGGCGCTTCCACCATCAGGATAAACCCAAATTTTAAGACCTGCGGCAGTAACACCATCAAGTAATTCTTTCGGCAATCTCATTGAAAGTCTGCGAATAGAAGGGTGGATATTTCGTTGTGAAACACTTCCAAAAAAGACACCATTTTCGGCATCAGTAGGAGCACCAGCTTGCCAACCTGCAGCAACCCAATCCCAATATTGATTATCCGAAAGACGTTGCACTTGAACGTAATGTTTCCCTTTTTGTGCAGTTTCACATGTTAAAACCGCAGGAATTCCAGAATCAGTTCCTGCTTGCGTTGAACCAGCGAAAAGATCCCAACCGATTTTTAATATAGCCATTACTTAATACCTCTCACTCGGTTTTTACCGGTTTATGGTGCCTCAATAGGAGGCGTGTTGATCACAGAAACAACGTGAAGATTGTAATCTGCTTTAATCTCATTCACCAATGTTATAGAACTCGCAAGATCTGTAGCATCAGCTGAAGTAACTGTGTTTGTTCCATCATTGTTAAGATGAACACTTGCCTCACTAAGGTGAGTATTATAATCAGCTTTTAGCTCATTACACAATGTGTTTGCGGTTCCTTGATCCGTTGCATCAGCAGCTGCAATTGTTTCGGCCGATGCAGTAGCATGAACACCTGTTGTTCCAGTTGAAGCAAAATGATTATTTATTTTAACTTTCAACGCGTTTGCTAATGTAATAACCGTGGGTAAATCTGTTGCATTAGCATTTGTTTCTAAAACGTCTTGCGCTTTATGAAAAATTGTTGTGTCACCTCCTGCAACACCTAAAGCTGCATCTTCTCTCAATCCAACCAAGAAAGCAAAAAGTTTTTCTGTTGCTGTTTGACTTGCTGTCAAAGCGATTAAGTCGAGCTTACGTAAATCTTGACCCAACTTCGCCTCCCTTCACCGAGTTTCGTCCCCGGTACAACGTATAGATACAGAATCTATCATTTATATTTTAGGATTTCTTAAACACTTGCTGCAAGAACATTATCACCTGTTGTTGATCCAACACCAACATTATCAATCGTTGGTGCTGTTGCAGAAGATGATGCAAGAATATTTCCATCAACAAGCGAACTTTGGCCGTCTAAGTCAATAACATCTGTTGCACCACTTAAATTACAATAAACTGTATTATTGACAACAGAGATAGTTTTGCTCGTTGCAGGTGATTTTACAAATTGCACTGTACCACTTACAGTATGTTTAACAAACCATCCAGTTATTCTAATAAAATACTGACTAGCAGATGTTGTTATAATGTTTCTCGTTATCCTTGGTTCAGCAGTCCATCTTATATTACTAATTTCATTTTCTCCACTAACAGCAATATATGGTAGACTACTAACATTATTATTATCAACATTTTCAATTCTTCCACCTATAACTTTTGAATTATTACCATTTCCAATGTCAATTAAGTAATCACTAGGAATATAATCACTTTCACCAATTATAACATCATACAGTTCTGAATTATCATAAATAGCTATAACGCTATCATATATACCAACGTTATTAATACTATTTCCGTCAATAAATAATCCTTTCATTATGCAATCTTCAATATTAATTACACTTCCTTGATCTATTGAAGATGACGAACCACCAATATCAATTATTTTTACATTTTCAACATGTACTTTTACATCAGCATCACCAATAAATTCCATTAATGCTGCATCAGAAGTTCCTAAATTTGCTTTACCACTACTAGCTGCAATTGATCTGGATTTTCCATTCATAAATAGAGTTATGTTACTATAACGAGAAGGTTCATTCTCATCACTTGAACCCCAAAACAAAAATAGTGTGTCTGCTTGGATGTTACCAGCATCTAAAAGATCGATATGAAATCCATCTATAACAATTGCTTGATTGCCAGAAACTCTTGTTCCATTTTCACCACCAAATTCAACAAGTGGTTCACCAGTAGGTTGGTCCTCAATACTATCCTCTATTTTCAATGAACAATTTGTAAAATATGTCCCTCTAGAAAGAGCACTATGAACAACAATAAATTGATGATCTGCTACGGTAGTTCCATCTTTTGCAGTAAATGAACAGTTCTTAAATTTATTACCACCAGATCCTGATCCAATCCTTAACAGCTTTCCATCTTCATGATTAAATGAACAATCCTCAAAACTTACGTTATCTGAATCTATTAATTGGACACACCAACCAGCACCAACATCTGACTCAAATGTACAATTTTGAAATTTAATAGATATATCGCATGAATTAATTCTTAAAGCATCTACACCCGTTTCAGATGAGAAAAATTTGCAATTTCTAAATACAAGACCTCTACCAGAACGATCAATTAAAACACCTGAAGATATCGCATTAAGATAAACACTTGCAATTGGAGTACCGCCTGTATTTGGATTCCCAAAATATACATTATCTATAATGCCATAAGGATTACTAATATCATCGTTTATTTCCAAAGTTGATGCATGATCTTTTGAAGCGGTATTTCCTGTATTATATCCACCTCTCCAATCAATTTTACCACCACTTATCCTCAATGCTCCAGATTCAAATTGTACATTTCTTAAAGATAAACCTACATCATCATCAGATGACCCGAAAGAATATGTCGTGTCTTCAGATTCAAGATACACATCGTTTATGGATCCTGTAATAATAAAATCAGAACTCAATCCTGATGGTGCATGAATTTTTGAAAGTATTGCACCTTCACCATCAAGATGAAATTCTTTCGTTGTTCCCAAACTTGTTACAGAACTAAAGGTGTGAGTCCCTCTTCTTATAAGAAATTTTCCACCAGTCAATCCATCAATATCATCAATTCCATTAGCACCATTATAATCTCCACCAGTTGAACTTGTCCCATCTGTTACAACACCTGTATATGCTCTCCTATTAACAAGAGTGGTATTAATTTTAGCTAAAGCATCAGATAGTGTTCCAGGATCAAGATCACCTAATCCACCACCATTAATATCTGTTAATGGTCCATTTGTGTAATCAGTATTTACACCAATAGATGTACCAGTTCCACCAAATGCGCTATTGTAAAAACTATAAAAAGAATCGCCAATATTTGAATCTGTCAAAGTTACAGTTGAACTAAAATCTATTGTTGCTGAAGCTGTTCTTTGCATTTCAGCTATTTTAAGATATCTAGCCGTAAAAGATTGTATAACTGAAGTTGATGGAACACTCGAGGTGTTTTCATTAACACGAACACACCATCTTCTTTGAGATCTGTGAGATGCTTCAACTCCTAAACCTGGATTGACAATATTAGAATCTTCTTCAGAAGCAATATCTTCCCACCAAGCCATAATATAAACAGAATCAATTCTTGGTGCTACTGGAGTTGTTAATGAAGGCAAAACAACTTTGAATGTATCACCAACACCTATTGTCCCTATTCCACCAGATAAAGTTAAGGTTGTTGAGGTGAATGCAGTTATTGAGAAAAAATTCCCTGCTTCTGTTCCTGTTAACATTTTTACACGGCATGCACCGTGATTTCCCGTTGCTATTAAATCATGAAAGCTTTGAAAAAATTGTTCTGTATCTTCAATGGTTCCAGCACCGCCATTGATAGCGGTAACAGTTCCAGCAACTAAATAATTATCTTCGCTATCATAATCAAATTCTTGTGGAGGATCATCATTTGTTGATGGGATTATAACACCATCGACTAATGCCCAACCATCATCGATAGCAAAATTATTCGTTGTTGATGTTGCATTTTTGGGTTGAAAAGATGTTGTTCCAACTCGATAACCTCCACCCATTAAAGAATCAATATGGAGTAATATTGACATGCGAAGAACATCGAGCATTTCGTTCCAATCAGAATCAACAACAGGAACACCATCTTGAATTGAGACTTTGTCATAAAATTTAGTTGTGTCAAAACTATCACGACTTACATTGGGTTCATTACCTGGCATTCCTATTCCTCCTATCGAGTCTCAAATTTGATTCTAACTTTTCGTTGAATCTCAAAACTTGAGTCTTTATCAATTCTACTATGTATGATCCAGTTTACCATTTCTCCTGAATCAAGTGTTGATGTTGCTGTTCCACCGAAAAGACCAAATTCTCTCAATGTATCATTAGCTTCAGAATATGCCAAAGTTGCTGTTATTTCTATTTTAGAACTCGGTGTTCCACCAGTTGGAACATTTGTTACTGGATCGACCCATACAATATCTGTTGTAGGAATTGCTTTTCTAAAAAATTCATCTTCCAATGTCGTTTGAGAATATGGCTGACTCGGTGCTGATGAATCCCATGTGACATTACCACGACCAACTGCGAGATAAGTAATACCGTCATAACCTGTTTCTCTTTTGCACAAAGCAGTCAATAAATCAGCGAAAGTATTTTGAATCTGATTAGGTTTAATTATACCTTTTTTTGTTTTCTTGGATCCATCTTTGTAAAAATAAGTATCTTCCCATTCACCACTTATTTTTATTGGCAACGAACAGTGATTGTCATCATCAGATACATTAAACTCTTTCTTTATGATTTTATCTTTATAACTATCGGTAGCCATTTTGATTTTTTCTGTTATCATATTCTATCTCTCTATATATAGTTAATGTCAGGATGGAAAATCCTGTCGGTTAATGTATTTGTTGTTTTGGTTAAATCGTTTGTAACAAAAAGACCTAAATCGCTAGTTTCATAACTTAATTCTTCAATCGTTGAACCGTATAAATAACCATAAATGTCTTCATATTCATCCGTGATATCTGTTGCCGCTATTTCTTCTTCAGATACAGGTGTAAATATTAAGCCATATGTTACATATGAAGCTTTGCTCCATTCGATTAATTCAAATGACCTTTCGATCATTGAAGAAGTTATAGGACCTGATACACCTGGAATCTCTTCTAGGAAAAATCCCAGTCCAGAAACACTATGCCATCCATTAGAATCATTTATATATTTGTTGATGTCATCAATACGGCCCATTAATCTTATCGTATCTGGATTTGTTGTATCAACAATAGTTGAGTTATAAAGTCCATTCGTAAATAAAACATATTTCCAACCCTCAACAACAGTAAGATCCCAACTGCTAATACCAGATAACAATTGATCATATGCAGCTGCACGACCTTTTATTTTGTAAAAATCAACTGCTTCAGCTGCATCTTCTCGACGTTTTAGTCCATTTGCATCATGCCATGTTGGCCAGCCTACTTTGCGATCCATCAAATAAATCAGATCATCGTGAACTTCATCAATGGAAAACAATGTCAACAAATTCTCAATATCTGTTTTTGAATTATCAAAAATAGCTCCTATTACAGAAAGGAATTGGTACAAGTGCTGAACGTCTACATCTTCCGATCGATAACCTCGAGGTAAGCTATCATACATATATTCCACAAATCCCCATCTATCATAAGGATATGCAGAATCACGATTTGCTATTTTATCACTAATCCAATTTCCATCATTTCGTTCTGCAAAAAGAGCATAGTAATATATAACACCTGCTTCTAAACCTGTTTGATCAATAAAATAATCCTCAGCTATAGCTGGATAGACATCATCAATAACAATAGAAGCTCCAGAATCATCATACGATTGTGGCCATTCGCCTTTTTTACGTAGAATTTTTATACGTCTTGTCCATGTTGGTGCATCAGATACCAATGGCACACTCCATTCAATACGGATAGTGTAACCTTCACTTTTTGCTTTTACATTAAATTGAAAATCACCTATCTCCCTTACTGCAGAAGGACCAAGTATCGGAGTCGATCCAAAAGGTATTAATCCATATGCACCAGAACCATAACTCATAAATCACCTGTGTTTCTTTAAGTAGATCTAATTATTGGAACAACACTAAATACTTCATTGGTTAAATTTATAGTTCCTCCTGTTGAATTATATGCTTGATATACAATTGAATCATTAGCATTAACATGAGCCGTTATTATTAAACCAACAATAGATGTATTAATAGTAACTCCAATAGGATCACCAGCTCTAACACCAAACATAGGCGCATTATTTGAATATGTTGTACCAGGAGCGATGGCTGTTGTTATTGTTCCAGACTGATATCTGATATCATGAATAGGTTGCAAACCTCCAACGGCAGCATGAATTATTTTATTTGTAGCATTTATTTCATTACCAAATATTTTACTTCTACTCGAAATTACCCCATCTAGCCAAAATCCTCTGGTTGAATTGCGAATAGTATTGCCAGAAAATACAACATCATTCAATTGTGAGTTAAAACAATGTACACCATTAACACAATCTTCCATTGCATTATTACTTATTGTTGCACTATTCAAATCAAAAAATATACATATACCAGCGGCTCTCGAATTGCCTGCTGAATCAACATCATAAATTGAATTTCCAACAACAGTTAATCTGTCAATAAAACCTAAACCTATGCCACCTGCTGGTGTTGACGGTCCACCAAATTTATTAAATGCACGAACAACGTTTCCTGTTATCGTTACATTTTTACAGTTTTTACCTGGCACACCATATACATAAATACCACAATTTTTTCCAGTAGAAAAATCAACTGTTGCACCTTCAATATAGTTGTTAGCAATAATAATACACTCTACATCGTTCCCACTAGTTAGATGACCAAAATCAATTCCATTCCTTACATTTTTCATAATATTACCTATGACCCGAACATCATAGGTATCATGTATCATAATCGCAGACCAAGATGGATTGTCTAAAAGTGTATTATTAGAAATAACACATTCTTTTTGATCTCCACTTTGACCTGTGCATGTAATACAATAATTTTGACTTTGACCAAAACAATCTCTAACAACATTACCAAGAATATGCCATGAAGCTGATCTAGAACACGTTATTCCTATATTACTAAATTCATAAATATCACAATTTTTAATCCATATTTTATCACTAAAATTTATTTCTATACATTCAGAGCAATGTAGAATCTTACAATCTTCGATCCATATATTGGAACAATTATCAAAATCGATACCTTTTACAGTATCAGTATCAGTTACAATTGAAACTGAACCCTCTATAATTAATCCATTTATGCGAATATCATTTTCATTATCAGCAGAAAAAATATCACCAGATCCATCTACATTTCTGTAAATTTTTGCATCTTTATCAGCTATGATATCAATATAACTACCCAAGGTAATATCAGTACTTATCCTATATGTTCCTTGTGGGAAGAATACAGATCTAGCATCACCATTTAACGCAGCTTGAATGGCTGTAGTATCATCATTTAAATCATCTCCTTTAGCGCCAAACCATTTCACATTCATATGTCCACTATAGACACGTTTCCACAATCCAGTTGCACCACTATCAGGAGATATAATTGTTCCACCATCATCTTCAGCAAGCAAAGCATCTTTATCCCATATAAAGGTACCTCCACCACCATCATTTATTGAAGCATATCCGCCAACTTGACATATGTTAGAATCGAAATTATTTGGTCTTTCTAAATCTGCTATTTTATCATAATATCTTATTACTTTTTTGTTGTGTGACATTTTACCACCTTAGAAAATAAACCAATTTGAACCATCTGATTTAACTTTTACAGACTCATTCTCTATAAAAGTATATGATGATTCACTATCTATTGTTTCTGCACCAGTTGTATCAAGTTCAACGGTGTATGTTGTACCAATTGATATAGCTTTTATTTCAAGACTATAACCACTATATCCAACGGCTGTTGGTAATGTTGCAGTTACAGAATTTGAACTACCATCAAGTAAAATAGTTTCATTAGTAATAAGAATACTATCATTTGAATTTATTGTTCTAATTTTTGAAGGCGACCTTCTTATATTATCAAGTCTCATCCTTTTTTTATTATAACTATCAGCAGAATCTTCTATTACAACAACATCAGCATCGGATGGATTTATTTTTTCAGTAATAGCATTTATTTCGCTTGGTAGGTTTACATGTACTGCATCAGCATCAAAATCTATTGCTACATCAATTAAGTCGAATAATTCATTTAACGCTATTTGCCATCCTTTTACAGTATCAAATTCGACAGTTTCACCAGCAGCTGGTTTTCTGAAATTTTTAAATTGTGTTCTAAATGCAATTGCATTTCGTGCATAGGTTTCGCCTTCATTGACCGTACATTGTACAAGATAGGTTCCATCAAGATCAGGAGTAAAAGTTGGTTGTGCAGCTGTTGATGATGATAATACAGCTGATGAACCAGATGGAATATCAACAAACTGCCACGAATATGAATTGACACCTGTTACATCACCTAAACGAAATGTAACTGTTGGTGCTGTACCCAATTTTGCATAAGTAAAATCTCTGGCAACACCTGGTGTTCCAGCTGTTTCTCCTGTCACATCTATAGCTATTTGTATTGTTAAAGCCATGTCAAACCCTATGCATTATCTAAATCTTCGTAAACTTTTACGAAAATATACGTGTTATTCGGTGCTGTGAATTTTCCACTAGCACCAAAATCAATTTCAAATTCTGCCTTGTATTCACCTTCTGTGTCTGTATCACCAGTTTTCCAATCATATCTAACAATACCATCAGTTGGAGGAGATTTTATTATTGCAGAATCATTAACTTTTTCTGTTCCTTCTCTATACATTAAGAATTTTACAGTTGCACCGGTTAAATCAACGGCATTACCACTAGAGTCTTTTACTGTCGCAGTTATAGAAGGTAAAGTATCGTTTCTTTTTATGTTAAATCTCGCCATAATTTACCTCTACAAAAAATAATTTATCCGATTGTGACATTGTAATTTTCTTCTACTTCAACCCTATAAATACCGTCATTGATTTCTATATCTGCATCAACCAAGTCTCGAATGATAATTGGCTCTATAACTGGAGTACCACCATAATAGCTAGTACCATATTCGTCTATTCCATAAGCCATTTAAAGCTCCATTCACTCTGATGATCTTTTTTTTTCACTGTTCAAAATCATCAATATCATTTCTCTTTCGCCTTTTGTTAAAGTAGAATCACCGTTATTATTCCATATCTTATTATTGCGATTTTGTGATTTTTCTAGACTTTTTATATCCAATTCATTTCTTTTTATATTTTTGTAATTATTGTTTATTTCTGTAGAATTTTTTGCTGAAACACTTTGCGTCATGAAAGCAAAACTGAATACTGCGCTACATATTATTGAAAAAACACCTATAAATGACCATAGGAGTTTACTGGTGTTTTTTTGTTGAGTTGAGATAGATGATAATTTATTTTCATGTTTGTTATGTTTTTCAGACTCAAGACAATAATGACCTTTATTCTCGATAGAATTAACTCTTCCTTCTAATCTGAGTAGACCTTCTTTTGTCTCTTGAGTCGTTTTTGCCATAGGTGGTAATATGTCATTTTTTATAACATCTATGTTTGCACCCATAATGGTTACTGCACTAGCTGTTTTTTGCAAATTTTTACTGATAACATCAATGTCGCTAGTTGGTATAGGCGTTATTTTGTTGGTTATAGATTCTTTACGTCTATCGCTACTCATTAACCTTGTCCTCCAATAATCGTAAACGTAAACGTGTCAGCAAGTAATTTGCCTAATTCATCAAAATCAGGATCCATGTTTCCAACATATGGACTAGTCAATATTTCCCATCTATCTCCAGCACTGGGTGATATTGTTCCTGCATTCACAAGAAAACTCAATCCACCATTATCTGTTGTATATGTTGTACCAATTGTTCCAGTTCCGATTTGTTGACCAGTGCTATAACCCTCAACAGTGAAATTAGTTGAAGAAGTAAATCTTACAGTCCATCTATCTCTAAGTGTATTTTGGTTAACGGTAATAGGATCAAAAGTAATATCAGATAATGATTTCTTCAATCTTGAATATGGTTGTCTCTGGAATCTATTAACTGTTAAATAATCAACACCAGCAACATCTTCAACTGTATCACATAGTAGCGAAACAGGAACTTGTTGACCTAACCTTAAATTATTAACATCAAATGCTTCTGTTACTGCATCTTCTATAGCACGCTGAACATCACTTCTGCTATAATTATTGAAAAGATAAACAGTAAAATCGATTATTATTTCAAAAACCTGACATGGTAATACATAAAGTATAACAGGAGTACTTTTTCGTTCATTGATATACAAACCGACATTACCAATTATTCCAGATCCTGTTTCCAAATATGGATCCCAATCACCAGTAGGAACAGGATTACTTCCAGTACTCGAGATAATAACTTCTTCTATATATACGCCATCTCCATTCTGAGCAACAGCCTGAGAAACACCTGGTACTTCTTTTGCTAGAGCGACATAATCAGGATGTGATACACCACGATCATTTGCCGCAATAGAAAGAGGCGCATTCTCTTTCGCTTCTTCATTGGATTCTTTATCTTGTCCACCGGTTGGTTGCTCAGGATTTGTCACAGAATCAATAAATGGATAGCTACCATTTAATTGTGTTAATTTATCAACACCAACAGAGTTACCCGAAAGACCTCCGCCAGTTCTGTACGTAGAGGTTATATTATTCGTCCCTGAAGCAGGAATTTTTCCATTAACACCGTCGCCGAAAACAACGTCTGCATAATCATTTTCATCAATATCAACTCTGTAATGTTTATCAAGTGGTTCACTGAGATTAAAATTATCAACCCTTTCCCATAAAACAGCTGGTCCACCTTCAGCTACATATACTTTTAAACTCCAACTTCCATCTGGATTTCTTGTCAATGGTGAATCTGTTAATGGGAATTTTTGATCTGCTGTTCCATTACTAGAACCAATCGTTTCACTTGTCGTTATGCCATTGAGAGCAATCACACCAGTATAAGTTCCAGCACCAGTTGAAACAAAATCGCTTTCAAGTTCAAACGTATTTGGATCAGAACCATCTGATGTATCAACGGTTATACGTTCATTTGCTGGAATTGTTCCAGAGGCATTTGTTACGAAAGTTAATTCTACGCTTGCACTTGTGTTTGGACTTAATGTGTATCCGATGTGTTGCGTATGTTTAATGATAGATCTTCTTTGTACAGCACTTGGAAAAAAGGCTTCATTTGCACACCTATCTTGATAATAAGATAAGTTGTCCATCATAAAAGCCATAAGTTCTGTAAGAGTAACACCAGGATCAGCTTCGGATCGATCGTTCCAGTCTACAGCAATGGAATCAGCTAATTCCAAAGCGTCAAAACGAAATCCCTCGAAGTCTCTTGTCCCAAGGTCTATTGAAACAGTAAACCCTGATAATGTGGTTACTGTTGGCATTTTTACCTCTTAGTGCGATGTGCAGGTGTAAACATTGATCCAGAATCTCTGTTTTCATGAAGAAGATCACTAAGTTTTTCGATTGGCTTTTTAAAAGGATTTGATGACTCAATTCCAAGCTCAAGTGCTTTTTGTAAATCTTCTCGAGTTGCTTTATTCTTTCTAGGCATTTTAAACCCCTAAGCTATTTGTTTTTTAAATGATGAAACTTCACCAGTTTCTTTGTAAATAAAACCAATATCCAAAAAAGTTCCTCTACCATCTTTGGTATCTTCAGTAAAAATCCTAATAGACCTTATAAATGCACGACGTTCATATTTAGTTAAAGCTTCGCGAATTACATCTCTGATAATACCCAATGATTCATCATCGGTGAAATTTCTTAAAACCAAAGAATAACCTATTGTGCCAACGTCACCTCTAACAACACGTTCGCCTTTATTTGCTAAAGCAAGTGCTATCATATTATCGACAACTTTATTGACACCTTCTGATTTCTTCACACCACCAGAATTTGTGAATCTAAAAGGAAAAGAAATACCTTTTGGTGTTGAACTTGCCATACATAACTATATCATCTTAATAAAGACGTTCACATAAACACAAAATATTTTATTGACTCATTTAATTTATTGTTGTATAAATTTCTTACGTTTAATATTCAAAAAATCACTTCACAAAGCCCTATACATTAGCCATCCTACTCAAACCATACAATGTATAGGGTCCTTCCATTTTTTTTTGAATTGATTTATTTTGATTTAAGATAATCACTTAATGAATCAGCAAGCTGTAAAATAAGAGCTAAAAATTCACTTGCTTCAACCGGAACACCAGTTGGTGGTGTGGCTACATGAGTATGTCTTGCTAGAAGAGTTAATAAATCATTCATCAATGAACTCCACTTGTTTCCTTTTACAAATGGTTCAGTTGCTCCAGAACCACCGACTTGAACTGCTGGTGATGATGATGAATTCATAAGTATTTCACCACCAGCAGATTTTATCGTTGTTGTATCTTCTGATTCAAAAGTTGATGCTTCGTGAGATAAAACCTCGAGTGCCTTTATTACCTCTATTTTCATTGCTTCAGAAATAAATTGTCTCAATTCACCTTTTGTCACAAATTCAACTGATTCATCAGCTAACATTTCAATTCTAGAACCATTATTATGTGCAAGTTGCACACGTTGTTCATTTTCTGTGTCATCAAATTCTAAAAGGTGTCCAGATACGGATCGCATTATCTTCACATTTGGATATTCACCGGCAAATGTAGATGGATTTATTATCCCAACATTTCTGATCTTCTCATCTATCTCTTCGGTTTCACCTCGAGCATGCTTGGGAAGCATAGATTCATTATCTCTATTACCCCATGGGCCATGACTCCATATTGGTCTACTTGGATCCCCCTCTTCAAATTCAATCCATACAAAATCATTTGGGCTTGGTGCCCATACACGACCGTTTCTTAATCCACCACCATCTGAAGGTAATGCCCACCCTAACTCCTGATCACCCAAAATGACTGGTACTCGAGTTGTTATCCTAATCAATTTCCTATCATCTTCACCAACCTTAACAACAACACCTCTATATTTTCCGAAATATCTCCCTGAATATCTTTGTCTAAATTCATCTATACCAGGTGTTAACATTATTATTGTTCCTGTCCATTAACCCGAATAGTTCGAGAAAATCTTTGCCTTATAGCATCAACCTGTACTCTTGCTTCTTGTTGGGTTGTTCTTTGCGGTTGACCTTCAGAAGAATTATTACTTCCACTATTCGAGCTTGATGATGTATCAGTAGCATCAGCAATTTGTTGTGTGGCTTGACTTGATGCTCTGAATGTTTGTCTTCTAACTTTCAATTCTGTCTTGAAAGTATCTGAAACGGAAACAGTTTGATTAACTTCTTTTACAATATACCGTCCTGAAAGTTCTGTTCCCAAACCAGCCAAAATAACAGACATGGATGGTCTCCATCTCATTGATGCAACTGAAAGTCTGACTGTTCCTTCAACTATTTCTGATGCACGAACCACTCTACCTGCGGCTTGTCTATTTGCTTCGTTTTCATTATCTGGTGTTGCGGTTGCACTTTCATTTCCAGGCTCAGACTCTTCGTTTCTGTTATTTTCATCATTCTCAATTTCAGAGGTCAATCGACCAAATGCTTGTGTTATGTTATCAACCGAAAATCTTCCAGATCTTTCTTGTCTTTGATTTTGTGTATTAGATTGAGTATCGGTTACTCTTTGCTCATTAGCTGGTGGTTCAGTATCATCTGACTGTTCACCCCGAGATATTCCGATTGCTTCACCCAATCTAGGTAAAGAACCAGCAACAGTTTCCCTCGCTTGATTGAAATTAAAAATTCCTAAATTATCATTATTACCATTCAATAAATCAATATTTGATCCAGTTTGACGTGATGCACGTCGTCTTCTTCCACTTGATGATTTAATATCAGGTGTAAACGATTTAATGGAATAATCATTACATTTATAAGAAAGAACCGGTACTTCAACTTGTTCTCCAATTTGTTCTCTATCAACCGGTCTTCTAAAGTATAAAGTGTTCCCTTCTATTCCCCAAATATATCCATATCTTTCTGCTAATTGTTGAAGCATTCTACCATCGGTTTGATTTGATTGAATATGTGGATTTTCTTCCGTAAATCTTACATCATCAATCGATTCTATTTCAGCAGAAAGACCATATGTTTCAGCTATCTCTTGAACTATCTGATGTGGATAAACATTAACACGTCTAGATCGTCTCTGTTGTCTATTCAATCTTTGTGATCTGTCTTGAAAAGTAACATTGAATTCAGAGTTACCATTTTCAGGATATGTTTTTTTGTAGGATTTAACAATAAATGGACCACGTGGTTCCATCTCATTAACCCAACCGAGGAGCAATGTGAATTCTTTATTTTTTTTTAGAATCCTCGAATCAATGAAAAAGTTATCATTATCTTCAAATGTAAGTTCACCGGTGTCAGCTTTTCTATCTCTTTGAGTATAGGTTACTTTTTTTAATTTTCTTATTTGATCAGATGAGAATTCTTGATCATTTATCCTTATAACTGCTATTGGTGCTCTAACTGTCATGACGAAACCACAAATGTTTCTGGTGGAAGATAGATCAAAGTATTAACTTCTAAATCCAATGGGAAAAATATATGTGAATTAATATCAGCCAATACATACCATTTATTCCCATCACCATATTTATTTTTAGCAATTTTTTCAAATGTATCTCCTGGTTTTGTTAGATAGGGTGTTGATCCTTCAGGAGGTAAGATAGTTGTATCGCGAATAATATACGTTGACTCAATGATATTATCTGCATCTTCAGACTGAATAACATCAGAAAGCCTATATCTTGAACCATTAAAAATAGTCATTATATACCGTCCAGCGTTCTTTCTCGTTCACCAGGATAAACAGAAACTAATGAACGAAGAGTTTCTAAATGATGTAACCAAGCTAATAGCTTATAACGATCCGTCCAGTAAGTCGTCATTTGTAATTGAACCCTTGATCGTGTACAAATATGTTGCCTATTCCAACGAACATCATTGAATCTAACATTATCAACAGTAACATCAAAACTTTCGTTTCCAGAACCATATCTTGCCTGTGGTGGAGGAATGAATTGTCCTAAATCTTCAGAATATGAATCAATATCTGGCTGCATAAATGATTCAAAAAAAGCTTTTTGAGCTCCAACACCTTCTTTGTCTGTAGAATAAGATTCTACAGCATCTAATAAAAGTTCTAATGTTATTTTGTTCCCATCAATACTTTTGAAAAATGCATTTGGCGAAGCTGATCCAGGTGGCGAATCATAGTTATACTGAACACTCATTACACGACTGACAGTTGTAGGATTGTATTGAAAATTGTGAATTGCTATAATATTACCTCTATAAATTCTAGCAATATATCCTTTTGTTAATGGTCGATCAGTTACACTCATGAGAAAGTTACCTCAGTTTCTTCGTTTACTGCATTGTTGATCCTATCAATAATCATTGATGCGAGTCTTTCTGCCTCCTCTGGTGAAGCTTGTTGAACTGAAATATTAATATCACCAATTCTGACAGAAATATTCCTTCCACCTATAGGTGATGCTGTTGCTGGTGTTGTTCCACCAACAGCTGTTTCAACAACACCAGCTGGAGACATACCACCAATTCTGCCGGTTTCACCTTCTTCTCCTATGCCTAGCATTGAGGCAATCCCACCAAGTCCTTCCTGAAATCCAGTAAGAAGCTGAGGGAATGCTGAATCCATACCAGTTTGAAAAGTTGTGACCAATGATCTACCACTATCAGTTAATGCAGATAAAGGACCGGCTTCAGCATCGCTTTGCGGTAAAAAGCTACTTATTGCACTTAATTTACTAGAAAACCACCCAACAAAATTACTCCATTGTGATTCAATACCTGCTTTAAATGACTCGACCAAAGCTGAACCAGCTTCTCCTACTCTTGAAATAAGATTTGCGAAAAATTCATAAATGGTTATTCCTACTCTTTCAAAAAAGATTATAACTGGCAACATTGCCATAATAATATTATCAGCTAATTCAGAAAGATATTCTTGAAACGAAAAGATGTATTGCTGTATTCGTTCAAAAAATATAATCAATGGAAGAAATGCTTGATATATTGCAACTTGAACATCATAAAATGCTGTTTTTATCGGTGCTAATTTATTAGATACTTCTGTGGCAAAAGAAATAATTCCATAAATAAATAATCCCAATAATGCTATCCCAATAATCAACGGTAACGTCAAAAGAAGAAGTACAGCTGCAAGTGTACTAAGAGCAATTGTTAATCCAAGTACAGCAATAGAAGCAACAACAAGAAGACCAGCGAAAACGATTCCTATAATTTGTCCTGCTGTTTCCCATTTACTAGTATTTTCATCAAATTTAACACCTAAACCAGCAAGAAGATCTTCTATTCCATCGACAACCCAAATAATTCCTTTCAAAACCATATCAAATACAGAAAAAATTACTTCACCAACAGGAACGATAATTTCTTTTGCTCTCTTAAATGCAAGTTGTAATCTCACAACAAAACCGGCTATTCTCAAAAAAGTCTGATCAAGTCCACGTTCTTCAAGTTTTTCCTTTAACGTTGCAGAAATTGAATTTTGATCATTTTTAAACCAATCAACCAATGAATTCCAAATTAATTTGATATCGCCAACCCAATCATCAATAAAGTCCTTCAATCCACCTAAATTAGTTTGATAAGCATAAGTAAACGCAGAAATAACAATAATAAATGCAATGAATTGAGCAGCTAACAAAGCAGTGACAACCAATAACGGCCACATTACCATCTCTAATGCAGCTATAACGCCAGTCAAAGTCACACCAGCTACAGATAATGCCGCAAAAGCAGATACAAGAGTTAATAATCCAATAGCTAAACCACTAACGACAACAATAAGTGTTCCTCCAGCTATCGTTAAAACCGTAAAGCCAAGAATAAATATTGCTATTCCTCGAGCCACATTAGGATAGGCATTTATAAAAGCAAGAAATCCATTAGCCATTTCTTTAGCAAGTGTTACAACTGTTTTAATTACTGGAGCTAATAATTCACCAAGAACAACAGCAATTGTCTGCATTGAACCAACAACAAAAATTTTCATTCCTTGTAATGTATTTTCAAAAGCAGCTGCGCCAGCTCTCATTGCACCTTCGCTATCACCAATACGCCTAATCATTTCGGCCATAGCTCCACTACCTTCCATACCGAAACGTCTAAAGCTTGCTCCAGCTGAAACAACCTGGGCGGCTTGCATTCCTAAAAGTGTGTTAAGGTCTCTAATTCTATCTTCATCTGATCCGAATCGTCTATATGCGTCAATCAATTCACCGACAACTGTAGTCATTCCTCTGATTTTTCCTTCAGAGTCGAAAATTTCAACACCGAATCGTTTAAATGCCCTAACAGCTTCGGGCATCATTCGACGGGATCCACGTTCTTGCATACGTTGCCATCTCGCCATAGATCTTGATAAAATAGCAAATCTTCTTCCTAATCCAGAAACAGCTTGTGCAGAATCAGCGGCAGATAGACCAGCAGAACGAAGCATACCAGCCAAACCAAAAACTTCATTGGCATTAGCTTCCCAAACATTAGGCATACCACGAAGAGAACGCATTATTACAGGTAAATCCTCCATTGATAATGCAGTTTCTCTTGTGGTTTGTGCCCAATTATCCATAATGGTTTTACTAGCATTCATTCTTTCATTTGCTGTATCAAACTGATGTCTAAATTGTGCTATAGCAGCGGCTGTTGATAAAGTTGCCCTATCTAAACCAAGCATTCCAGCCGAAGCAGTTGCTAAATCCAAAGATGATCTAAGAGCATGAATTGATTCTTGAGTTTCTAAACCAGCTGCTCTCAATCTTCTTAGACCACTCATTGCTTGTGTTGGAGAAAACTGAGTTTCAACACCTGTTCTTAAAGCAAGTGCTCTCATCGCTTCAAGTTCATCACCCATAGCGCCACTAACAAATCCAAGTCTAGAAAATTCAACTTCAAATTCTTCTGCATTTTGAAGCATGGGATTAAGAACCATTCGCCTCATTGCTTCACCAGCACCAACAGCACCTAAACCAACCATCATCGCTGAACCAGCAGCTTGTGATCCAGCACTTAATTGGTTTTGAAGATCTTGCATCGCATTTCTTCCACTGTTACGCGATCTTCTTTCCAATCTTTCTAGTTGTTCTTCTGCCAAAGATACACCGCGAACAACACCTGAAGCGTCTAATTCAACGGCTATTCCAAGCATAAGTGTTTCACCAGCACCAGCCATTATCTAGCTCCCATCATTGCTTTCAATCTTTTGTCTTCTTGTTTGATTAATTCTGAAATTCGATCGCAATATTCTTTGCGTTTCCAACTTGGAAGGGATAATATTTCTGATTCTGTCCATCCATAACGATGTGCAATATGATGTACCTGATCTAATAAACTTTGACGAAGACGCTCTGCATCCCCGTCGCTTATTAGAAAAAAGAAGACATACTAAGAACAGCTTCCACCTCATCATAATAACAATTATAGCATTGTAAAAACTCCCACATTAAAATTCCAGGAGTTTGTTCGCGAACAAGATTGAATAACAATCGTCTATCTCTTGATTTTAATTTAGATGCTATGTCTTGATCGATGCCATCCATATCACCTAGTTTTATTATAGTTGCAGCAAACATAGCAGTTAAAGCTTTTGCGTAATCATCCATTGCAAGCATTGCTACATGTTCTTGATCTGCACCTTTTGTAAAACGCATAGTTCCTTTTCTATGATGAACACCATCTTTAAAATATCCTCTTTTCAATTCAAAATCTATTTGTGCAGGTTTATCTTTTGGCCAAGAAATTATTTTTCTATTCGATATTTTCACATCTTGTTCAACAACAGTCTGACACTTCGGACATTTACCACGAAGAACAGCATCATCTTGCTCAGACAAAATTTGTATTCTAGAAAGAACAAAATCACGATCACATTGATACATGTTTCTGGTTATCGATTCGTCAATTAACTTATCTGGATTTTTCTTTCTAGGAACAAGATCTTCAATTTCTTGAATGCATCTAGCTAGTACTTTGGTAAGTGCTTTTGCAGGATTGCCGCCAGTTTTCTTTTTATTTGCGGCAAGTGATTCATCAATACCTGATAATTCATCAATAACAATATTGCGATAACGAACACCATTTTTTTCTATGCCGATTGGAAGAACTATATTATCAGAAATATCTTCCAATACAGTATATTTGTTTTCATCATCAAGTTTAATTTCACTAGGATCAAGACTAACTTCAGACATAAATGTCTCCTTTTATTTTTTCTATTTTATCAACTTTTTAGATTTGTCAATTTTAATTGATTAAAGTTTGGTCATCTTAATTCCCTCATTGGCCAAAATGAGGGATTCTATCGAAACATTGTTTGCTGTTGCATCCAAATCAGTAGTAGAATGATCCATAGGCCAAGCCTTTTTGACCTTCCACTTTACTTTCCTTTGACCTGATTTATTTTTGAGGTAAACGACAACATCCTTTCTAAAGTTATCATCATCACCTATTCCAATTCCTTGTTCACCATTATCTCTATCAAGATTGAATATAGTTTGTGACCAATTGATAAAGTCTTCATCGTTTGAATGACCCCTTTCTAGAGTAACGTTCTCAAACGATGTTTGACCTGGCAATTTCCTCGGTGTTTCGTTATCGGCGCCTTCTCTGTATTCAACCACTTCAGTTGTCTGTTTCAGTCCAGAAACTTTGGAAAAACCGGCGCGAAGAAATCCTGCGATTTCTACCTCAAATTTAAAATCCCTATAAGGATCATCCATTTTTTACCTCCTATACATTGGTGATGTCAGTTCCGCCTTGGAATTGTGCGAATCTCCAAACTACGAATTCACCAGGTTTTTGCAAAGCAACACCGACTTCCCCGATCATTTGACCTCTGATGTCAATATCGTCTTGCGTCATTGTTCCATCATTGATTCCCATTTTTACAAAAAATGCTAATTCTTTTCTGTTTGTTGGGAATGCACGTTGAGGAATTAAATTAGATAAGAAAGTATCAACTCTATCTTTTAATGTCTCCCAAGTTCTCTCTTCATTATTTCTTTGAACAGCCCAACTTGTTCCATCAGCAACTGATTTTTGCATAAATTGAAGTGAACGGATTGTATTAATATATCTCCATTCTTGAGAAACACTATCATCAAGAGTACGCGAACCACTGATTGTAACTGGTGCAGTCTTGCCTTTTTTTCTCAAAACATTAATATGAGCATCATTCATATTACCATGATCAGTATCATCATAAATATCAACAACATCTAGAGCGGAAATTAATTCACCATAATCACCTTCTCCTGCTGGTGCTTGCCAAGGTCCACCGTTTGGTGATGGAATATTGTCAACTTTAGCTCTCTTTCCAGCGAAAGCACCCACACCTGCGATAGAACGCTTTGGATTTGATCCACTTCCTTCTGGATCATAAACCTTTATTCCGCCAGCATAAATACAACCATAATATGAATTAGCACCAAGAGTAGATTGTCTATAACCAATCGCAATTGATGCACTTGATCCCAAAGTCACATGACCAATGTATTCGAGGAATAATTTTGATTCACAATATTGAAGTGCTTGATTTACAACAGCAGAATCGTTATTCCCAACATATGCAACTGGCATAAATTCGATATCTGAATTAAGTGCATATATACCAGTTTTACCTAGTTCGGTTCCAATCCAATCAACATTCGTTATGCCAGTAGTTTCATCAGTACCACCAGTTAAAGCTACTCGAGCTGAATCTGTTGCAGGTAAATCAGCACCAATTCCAATTGCAGCATCAAGGTCTGTTGCAAAGAGATATTCTGATCCAGTAGCATCATCATTCATCAATGTTTCAACATAATTGTCAGCTACATCAAGCATAGACATTTGCGTCCATCTACCGGCTTCAACTTCGACATTATCTTCAAAAATTTGAAGGTCAAATTCACGCGTTTCAATTTGAGTTGTTGCGGTAGTAAATGCATTTGTAAAACTGCCAACAATGTCAACATAAAATGCAACAACACCAGCTGTTACAACGTTGCGAACATCAAGAACTTGATGGAATTCTTCATTTGTTCCATCCCAAACACGAATAACTGATCTTTCTTGGATACCAGAAAGACTTGTAACTTGTAAAGATGTATCTAATGCTGTGATATTAGCAGCAAGATCATTCCCAGCACCAGCACTAGGATGTCTTGGATTTTGGGTAATTAATGTTTCTAAATCATTACCTCTTTCACCAGGACTGATATAACTTTTGTAACCAGCTTCAAGTTTTAATGTATTTTGTGTTCCACCAGCAGCAGTTCCAACAATTGTTTCAACAATGATTCCTAATGCAGCAAGACCAACTGTGAAATCGAGTTCAGAAGTTACACCTGTTGTTGGTGATGAAATTTTGAAACTTCCATTTGCATTTTCAGTTACAGTCGCAGGTGAAGCATCAGCTTCAACAACTGTTTTAACTTCTGCAGTTGTGACGTTTTTAATATTTGCAACATCACCTGTTCCTGGCGAAGATGCACCAGCTGTATGACCAAGTTCTGTTAATGCCGTTCCGCTGACAATCGTAACAAGCGAATTAGTCCCCTGAGTGTCAGAACTAATATCGATTTCACCTGCATTAACAACAGCAAAACCACCAACGATTTGCGAATTAATTTCAGCAGCTGCACCATCAGGATCACCGGCGTGAGTAGCTGTAAAAGTAACGGTTTGATTTCCTAAAGGTGCTCCAGAATCGAATGAAAGAACTAAAGTTTCGCCATTAATATCAGTGATAGAAAGACCAGATCCAGCTTTGGTTGCTCGAGCAGCATCAAATGTTACTGGTGTCGCACCAGCGTTATCAACATCAACAGTAAAACTATCTCCTGCATTTAAAACATATGGTCCTACAAGGCCAGTTTTTTCTGCTGAAGTAGCTGCTACACCCTGCGTAGTAATTGTTCTTGATGCAGCAACCCCGGTATAAGTTGTGTTGTCATCAATGTCAGAATAATTTCCAACACGAGAAGTAAGAAGCTCAACACCACCTTCTTTGAAAAATGCTTCAGCTTCATAAGCCATATCGGATCGAGTTTCTCTTCGACCATAAATTCTAGTCCATTCCTCGAAAGTTCGTGTCCTTATTACAACCCGTAAAGGTCCTTTTTCAGTTATACCAATCAAGGCACCAAAACCCAATGCAACGGGTTGTATAGGAGGATTTAATTGTTTCTTGATCTCGGTATAGACATCAGGTCTAATATAAACTGTCATTTTCCCTCCATACAGTTTTGTTTAATGTGGCGTTTTGTTTATTGCAAAGGGTTGTAATCTCTATGCCACACATCTATTAAATCATTACAGAATTAAGAGCCTGCTTCAACTCCACTATCCGTAATGTCCATGATGGAATGATCCACTGGTGGATCATCGTTGTTTGAAAATTTCCATGTCAACTTAGTAGCAGTTTTGTATTCTCTAAGTGTTTTGTCTGGTAATAATTTGGCCAAAATTCTAACAGTTAATGTTTTGTGATAAATAACAACGTCATTAAGTTGTTCATCTAAAGTTGTTAAAGTACCATTCCAAAACACCCATAAATCTTGTGAACCACCATCAATATCAGTAACAGTTATATATCCACGTGTAGGAGTTGTTTCTATAATCGCATATCTCAATAAATCACGACTCTCACCAGCTCTAATTTTGTGCCATGTATCTATTGTGTAAGATATCTCATATCTATCACCACGTTTTCTCATTGTTCTAATTGGTGGAGTAACCGTATCATCATAATCATATTCTTCTTCTTGTTCATCATCTGAATGTCTAGAAGGAGAATTTTCACTTAATGATAAAAATTTAATTGCAATAGATGGATATACTCTTTCCTTGTATTCTTCGCTTGATGGTTCTTCCACGAAAACTGTTACTGGTGTCGAAACCGGTGGATCACCTATATCAATTGATAAACCACTATATTTTAAAGCTAATGCTTCATCAATATTTTTTATAGAAACAGCTGTCATTAATCCGTACCTTTGAATGAAAAAATTGCTCCTATATCAATAAAATCTTCAAATTCTTTCATCTTTTTCATTTCTTCAAAAGTCGGTCTCCATAAAGGTCTAGCAGGTGTTTTACTTGTTCCATACTCGAGTATTTTGGCCAACTCATTAGCACTCAAACCAGAATAATGATTTCCTCTTGTGGTAATAACAACAATAAGACCATTATCTTTAGTTGGTCTAACAGAATGAATTATTTTATTCATGTAAGTACCATGATCAATATAAATTTTATTATTACCTTTTATTCTCACTGTTATAGGAGATAATTTTTTCCAAGGAAGATCATTTGATTTTATATGATTTTTAAGTGCATCCCTGACAGTTTTGCCAAGATTATCCATTTTATTGACAATTTTTTTCAATGGCTTGTCAGACTTTATATACTTTTTCCAATCACTTAATTTATCCCAATCGCCATATTTTTTTACTTTTGCCATTAATCTCTTTGCCCTTCAATTGAGTTTGCGAGTACAATAGTCAAAAGAAACTTTTCAGCAATTTGCCCTGAAGGATGAACTCTTTCTATTTTATATCTTCGACCATTGAACCATTCAATTTGAGCATCAACATCAAGCCATTCACCTTCATTTGCAGATGGAAATTTTGCAACCAATTCAACCCTACTAAATAAAAAAGCAATATCGAATAATTCACCATTTCCGATAAATGTAATTTGTTCAGATGTAGGATCTAAAATAGCTCTTCCAGTAAGCGAAATAGGAGTACCAAATGTTTTTGTTCTTTGTTTATAGACGTCTGTCGAACCAGATATATATGGATAATATCGAATGGATCCATTTTGAAAATCAGTAATGACTTGTTCGACTCTATCCTGAATTATTTCTTCTCGAGTTGCCATTATGGAACCACCGCTATTGATGTTGAACTATCTGTTTTTAGAAAATTCCTATTTACAGATTTTACTCTGTAATACCATGTACCAGACACAACAGATTCATCGGTATATTCTGTGACATGGATATCAGTTTCTGTTCTTATAACAATTTCATCATCAAAGGTTCCATCTTCAGAGCGAACAACTTCGTAAGAGAAAAAATCTTCAACTTGAAGTTTTGACCAAGAAATTGTAACATCGTTACCCGAAACTAAAGTTGTAATGGTAACAGCATCTAATCCAGGATCCAAAACACGTTTTCTATAACCACCGTTAGTAAGAGATATCCTTCTAACAGTTCCAATTTCAACTTCTGAACCTTGGTTTTGACCAGCTGAACTTCCAACTTCGTTGTCATATTCTTCTTGAATTTTATCAGCTAGTTTCATCCAGTATGTTGGACCGCGACTATCTCCTGTATTTCCGTCAGTAACCGAAAGATTAGGCACTGCTATTGTTGTGTATTTTGTTTCAACATGTTCTATTTCGCTATCACCAGTTGCACCTTCTGACGCACGAAACCAGCACATGTTTATCGAAGCTAATTTTATAAGAAGGAAAACACGATCAAATGGAACATCGGGAACTATTGCATAAGACTCACCAAAATCGAAGTTTAATTTCTGCAAACCTCTTTCAATAGCATCCTTATAATAATCATCATCATATTTACGTGGTGACTCAAAATCAGCTACTGTTCTTCGTGTCGAATCTATGACTTGTTCTTCAGTTGCCATAGATTAAAGATATCAATTAAATGAAGGGTGTGCTACTCGACAAAGCCAGCATTTCTTAAGCTTTCAATTACAATATCAGGTGCATTTATCTTTTTACCGCGTTTTAATTGCCACCATTTACCCGCAATATATTTTGATGTCGTGACTTTTGCTCTAGCTATTTCTGTCTTTTGTTTAGTGTTATTTTTAACAATACTGTTCTCTTTATATTTTTCTTCTTTCTTTGATTCAGAGATCTTTTCTGATTCAAAAACATCTTCTTGTTCAGAAATTGGTTTTGATTCATCAATATCTGCCAAGATATCGTCTCTGATTTTCTTTTTTCTCGGTCGACCCCTAGGCATGTCTATCCCTCTATTTGAAAGTTATTATTGATTTATAACATTAAAATTAAACGGTTTCGATTTTTACGATAAAATCGTCTTCAAGGATCCCAGCACCCATAATCGAATACCAGGCTAATTTATGTAAACGACCAAAATCATTTACACCATCATCTCTAAGTTCAACCGGCAGTCCAATGGCTTTTGCATATGCCATATCTGAGAAAATGAATGATTCATAAACATTAGCAGCTACAGCACCACCTGTGGCGGCATTAACCATAGTAGCTTCATATCCAGGATCTGTAGATGCAGCTGCACCATTTCTCATGTGGGTTGTAGCAATAAATACAACGTCTTCCCACATTCCAAGTTCACCATTGAACAAACGGCGTGTTTGATGATAATTGTTTGCAGCAACCCAATCAGGATTACGTTTTAGATATGCGGCTTGATGAGGGTGAAGGAAGCAAACATAGAATTCTCCATTAAATTTTGGTGCATTTTTTGTTTGAAGAATTTCTACAGCTTGACGAATAACTTCAACGTCAAAATAATCATTACCACCATCAAGTGCAGCGCGACTTGCTTTATTACCAGCATAAACAATTTGTGCCGCATTAACAATTGTATTTCTCAGCATAAGATCATTTACAACTGCGTAGTCTCGTCCAAGAAGAACTGATGCTTCTGCCATCAAATCATCAAAAGACATTTGAAGCATTTTTTCGGTAACGCCAATACCATTACCCCATTCAGTAACGGTAACGGATTGTTGAGCGGCTGTCATATTTTGAGTTACAATAGCAACATGTTCCTGAAGTTGTCCACCAAGATTCAAATTATTATAACGAGTGAAGAAGATATTTTGTCCTGGTTGAGCAAGAAGTTCAGTTTTTTGAACAGCAAAATCTTCAAATCGCATAACAGCTTGCGCTTCGTGCATGATGTACAACGAATATACATCTCTGATAGATTGTGGAATTGAAACCACACTACCAGCGGTATGGACACCAGAATAATTAGTCATTTTTATCTCCCTAAAACGGGAGTAATATCTATTAGATTATACGCCCGCTTTTTGTTTCGCTTTTAAGAGCAGATCTTTGTATGTGTTTTCCCATTCTTCACCGCGAAGCTTAGAGAGTTTCTGTTTATCTTGTGGATTCACAATGGCATCGGTGGTTACACTAGGTGCACCATTCGGAGAAAGTGGTGATGGAAGATTTGCAACAAGACTACTTTGTGCTTTTTTAGCTGCTTCTTCTTCTATAAGTTTTTCCTTCTTAGTAAGCGAAGCAATTGATGCAGCTATTTCTTGTTCATTATTTCCAGTAACAAAATCTTTCAAATGAACCAAACCAGATTTACCAATCTCTTTTTCGCGATAAATGTCTAGTTTGTATTGACTTAATCGTGATGCTGCTTCTGTTGCAACTATCTCCATAGCTTTTTTCATCTTCTCATGTGATGCTTTTAGTTCTCTCAACTCCCTATTAAGTGAATCAGTAACTTTTGTTTTGCCTGCTCTTAAATCTTCAATCTCTTTATTTTTCTGCTCAATTTCTTTATTCAATTTTCCCATTGATTCACTTTGAGCAGAAAATTTCTTTTTAAGATCCTCAATATTGCTATAAAGCTTACCTTTTTCATCGCTTCGTGCTTTATTGAGTAGTTTTTCTAAATCCTCTTTACTAATTAAATCTTCAGAGGGTGGCGTATCTTTTTGTTGCGGTGTTTTTTGCGTTTCGTCATTATCGACGTTTTGAACATCTTCTTTTTTTGGTTCTTCTTCCATTTCCTCTTAAACTCCTTAAATTAAAAATTAAACAAATCTAGGATCGTTAATCTTTCTATAATCAAAACCAGTATTTGAAACGCGAACAGGATTCATTTGAACACGGCCAGTTTTACGCATTCCTTTATTCGCGTTAAAAATAGGTTTGGAACCACGACCATTTTCGGTTTTACCTTGGTTAGATGGTCCTACTTTTCCTGCATTTAAAGCCATGTCACTTTCCTTTCTATTTTAGATGCAATTCCTTTTATTCTATGCCGAATAACTTTATTCAACATATAAACAACTTGACTTTTAACTTTGTGTTCAGATTTCATTAAATGTCAAGAGACCTAAAGCTATTAGCTCACCGAGAATAATACTCGCTTGTTCATTTGAGGATTGAACATATGTCTCCGATTGACGATAACTTGGAAGGTACAATGCTTCTGGATAACACTTACAATAAGGATGTGGATATTGTGGCCAATCCATTACTTTATATAAACCATTAAAAGAAATACCCGAAGTCGAAATCCCTAGGCGGTGGAATTCTGCAACAACATCAGGATTGGTTTTATATGCATAGTGTTCACAAATTTCTTTTCCTCCATACCATTTATGTGAAGGATTCAGTCGCCAATATGCAAACATAACACCCATTGCTTGGACTGTTTTAACTTCAACCATATTTGCTAGACGAGTTTCTTCTGCAACCATCAATCTTTGAGATTGACGATACATTGATCCACCTCTAACAGTTGTATTGCCAGGTCCCCTAAAAGTTAATCCACGATCAATATCTCTCGGAATAATTTCTGATGCACCACCCCGAGTAAATGTTCTTTCAGAAATTCCATTAACTTGAACAATATGTCTTTTTTCTAATGCTTCTAACCTCATTCTAAAACTCTTACCCGAGCCCCTTGGGAATTCTTCATCCAATGCTTTTAAAGACATTTCGCGAATTGCCATTCGTGTTTTTTGATCAAGTCGTCTCAAACCAAGACGCTGTAAATGACGTTCTTGAGATAGTTGTGCTCTTCTTATTGCTGACTCAACACCATCTTCAATTTCTGATTCGATTTGTTTTCTTGCATGTGAAATAGCTCGAGATGAATTTCTTTGTATCCTATTTTTATCCGCATTAAGTAGTCTTCCATCATTCGAGCTAAAAGAATCCTCTGTTATAAAACCGGTGAGTTTTTGAGATGTATCATTCAATATTCGTCTCAAATTTCTAGAATCAGATATCCATGAACGAAACAATACTTCTCTTGATTGAGCTAATTCTATGTCACCCCAAGAAACAGCAGATCTAGGAGCTCTTTTTGCCCATTCTAAAATAGTACCTGAAAGACGTGGCTCTTCTGCCATTATGAATCACCATTTATTCGTCAGAAAATGAAAGTGTCTTTTTAGCAGCTGTATTGCTAACTTTTTGTGCTCTAACTTCTGGAACTCCACCACGCATATTTTGAGTTTTCCCACGTTCAATTTTAGGCATATCAAACATCATCTCATTCATTTCTTCCGCTTCATTTCTGATATCCTGCATAATTTTTTCAATCTCACCCTGAGATTTACCCATCTTTTCAAGCTCTTCTCTTCTGGTCGAAAGTAGTAAATCCAATCTTGCTCGAGCTTTTTCAAGTTCAACAGCTTCATCCATCGGCATTGGATCAGGAAAAACAACATTGTTTCTATATTTATTGCCTTGATATAAACTATTAAATTTTTCTCCAAAAGCAGGATCACCAATTGCTGTTATTTTCATTATCAATCGATTAATTAATCGTAAACCAAGACCGTAAATAAGAGTTTTGATATGATATTTTTCCATTAAAGGCATATATCTGATAGCTAATGCTACTCCAGATGCATTACTTGCAGCTTGAACTTTTCCTAATACCTCTTCAGGTATTCCAGCCAACTCTAGAAGTGATTCTTTAATCATTTTCCAATGATTAACTGATGCTGATAGATCGCCGGATAATTCAAGATTTTTCACATCGCCATCACCTGGAATTGCCCAAACTTTATTAGCTCCACGTTCAAGGTCTTTTAGTTTCGCACCTTTTAAAATAGTTACCGGGGATCCATGATAGCTGATTACATCCGAAATATCTGTAGCTTTTTCATTTAATTCTCTATTGAGCTCAATAATATCAACCATATCTGAAATCCCATAAGACTCACCTGATAAAGGATAATTAGGAATATGAACCACTGGTATTTCTCCAATTGGATTAATTAATGGTGGTCCAAGTGGTTCATTATTTCTAAAGTACTGAACAGTTGCATAATTCTTAATCGATCCATCAGGATGGTAATCAGGAGCTGTCCATATTTCTTGCATTATTGCTGTATCAAAATTGGTTCCATAATGCGGAAATGTAAATGATGGTTTTTGAGGAAGATGACATCTTTCATAAATTGGTGTCAAAATCATAATTCTTTTGAGTTTTTTTCTTTCAACACCACTTGGTCCACCAAATTCAGGAAAACATAGATGTGAAGGGATTATGTCAATTTTTGCATAAGGTTCTTCTAAAAGATCATTATTTTCCCATGATACTCGAGCGAAAAGATCGCCTGTTACTGCACCCTGTTGAGATGCTTCAATTAACCACAACAATCTAGAGTTTTTCTCCCACGTTTCCTCAAGCATGACACGAACAAATTCTCGATCCTCAGCTTCATTCGCAGGTGTAGATGGATCATCCGGTATTTTAACAATGAAACCTTTTTTAAAGGTAAAATTGTTCGCGATATCAACAACACGTCTAGAATAGTTTATCGTAATGGTAGGATCGCCAGGATCCCGTGAATAGCTCCAATGCTTACTTAAATAATAAAGCCAATACTCTCTATATTTTGCTAAACGCGTGTAATGATCAATTGACATACTGTCATGAAAGGTACTTGTGACAATCGATCTCATTTGAGTACCCCAATATGACATAATTCACCTCCACAACTTATGTCTGTTCAATTCGTTTTTTTGCAATCTCAAAGTAATCACGATCAATTTCAATTCCAAAAAACTTCCTACCTTCCATTTTAGCAGCAATTCCAGTAGTACCAGAACCCATAAATGGATCAAGCACAATATCCTTTCCACGTTGTCTTGTTAATCTGCAAAGATATCGCATTAATTTTATCGGTTTCACAGTAGGATGTATATTATCAATACCACGCTCTTTTCTATTAGCTTTGACACAATAGAACAATCTAGAAGCTTTCGTTTTATAAACAACGCCATCTATCTCTGTTACAATATCACCAATATCGTTATCAACTTTTTCATCAGTTCCATCTTCACTCAGAATGATATTAGCTGGGTGACGACCTTCAGTTCTGCATTCTTCTATATTATATCCAGCTACATCCCACTTAAGTGCATTTTTTGCATAATTATCATCAACTGGTTTCATTCCAACTACTATTGGTTCATATGCTGGTTTTAATCCTGTAAATTGTTCACCCCATACTTTAGCTTCATCCGAAGATGGACCTGTTATAGGTGTTATTTGTGGTGGAGTGTTTTTGACTCTTATTCCGTAATTACCACCTTTTTCCTTAAACGAAGTGCATGCATTACCTGTAAGTTTTTGGTAACCAATAATTGGACGTTTACAACCCAATTTTTTATCTATCATTCTTGAAATGTTAGTTCCTTTTGGCATACCCGATTTATAATACCACATCAGACAATCTTTAATATTAAAGCCAGAATTTTCAATGGAACAAGCAACTCGATGATAAATCCTTGGAGAACCAAAGCATAATAGTAATGCACCAGGTTTTGATACTCTTAATATCTCTTTCCATATAGTTTCATTAGGAAAATCTTTATCCCAATCTTTACTAAAAATCGATATACCATATGGAGGATCAGTTATTACTGTAGAAAAGTAATTATTAGGTACTTCACGAAGTATATCTAAGCAGTTTCCATAATATAACATGGAATACCTCAATTCTGTGTTGTAGATATAGCGAGATAGCTATCTTCTTCGTATACAATTAAATCACCTATTGGTATTTCTTTCATTTTATTTTCATATTCTAGTAAACAACTAGTACATATAATAATGCCATCAGCAAGAATTATTTCACCACCATTAGAAACTTCAATAGATGGATCAAATCCAATTAAATGACCAATATCATTTTCCTTAACATGTATACAATATAAAATTGAATGATCCTTTTTTACTGGAAAAGTTTTTTTCATTCCCATTTACCTCTTTTACTTTTTCTTAAACCTTTAAGATAGTTATATCTTCTTGGATTAGTTACAATTGTTTGGTTATTTATACCTTTGTTATACCAAGCTCTGAAATCTCTCATCTTATCCGCTTCTAATTGTCTAGCAGCACGACCAACAAAAGGATTTATACTCTCTTGAATCTCTTGATCACCAGCAACATTAACCAAATAACACAATAACATTAATGAATCTGGATAATCATCTTTTGCATCATCATCACCTTTTGGTTTCGATACAACCATTCTTTGACCACGCCATGTTTTACTTAAATCAGTCATTTGTTGATAGAAACGTTGCCATTTCCTCATTCTAGTAGCATGTGCACTCGCGGGATATGTAATTCGTTTATTTTGTAATTCTTGCAGTAAAATTTTATAACCAATGTCCTTATTGTATTCGTTGAAAACGAATGAAACTACATGTATATCAAACTTATAAAGTTCTGATGCTAAACGTGAAAAAATAGGATCTCCTTTACCAGTAGCATCAACAATGACTGAAGATAAATTATAGTTCTTTAAGAAATTAATTATCTGTGGGTGTTGAGCTTCATGATCATCACCATAAAGCTCCAACCAATTTGATATGTGAATAGGAAATCTATCTTCACCAGCATATTCAATTGGACCATCCCAAAATGCACGTCCGACGGTTACAACAGTTGAATTTGATCGACCAACGTCAATAGAAGCAACGTGTTCATTGTGAGAATCATGAGTTACAACACTGCACGGTCTGATAAATTTGAACTTTTGTTTTCTGTTACCCTTACCAATAACTTTAATCAATGGTTGTTTTGAATTATCAATTCCACACTCTTTGAATAAATCTTCAGTAATAAAAAGACCGCGCTCGAGTAACCAATGAAGACGATATTTCATTTTGAAATCATCAGAGTCTTCACCTAAACGACGCATTTCTTTTTCAACATATTTTCTATAACGTTTATTGTATCTTTGAGCTACCGTGTAATCGAATTCAAAATGTAAACGCTTTTTATCACGAACCATTCCTTTACTTACATCATGTCTTTTATTACGCTGACAAGCTAAATAGAATTCATTTTTATCACGAGAAGGTGTACCAATTTTAATAATAGTAGCAGCTGTAGCACTACCCATTGGATGAATTGAACTTCTAATAACATGAGCTAAAACATCCTGACATTCTTCGATTATAATAACATGAAATGTTCGACCTTCTATCTTAGCTTGTGGTGATGCAGTTCCACAAAATACAAAACTACCATTTGGCAACGAAAGGTCTTTACTTAATTCATTAAGGTCAATATTGATATCACTATCTAAAAGCATTTTTTTAGCTGAATCACAGTACATTCGTGTCCTCATACGTTGCCACATGATTCCACTCTGTTCGTAATTTGGTGCATAAATCCCGACCCATAAACCTTTTGCAAATTTACTTATTCGTTCATCGCCTTTAAAAATGTTTCCAAGAATTGGTAATATAACTAAACAACCACATACAACGAGAGCTGTTGTTTCCGTTTTACCAGATTGTCTCGAAAATAGTGACGTTATCTCTTCTGCATCTTCAACCAAAATTGAATATACAATTCGCCAACCAAATTCGTATTGATACGAATAAAGGTCTACGCCACTTTGACGCTGGCAATATTCCATCACAACATCACTCAAACGCTCAATTTCTTTGTCTGTTAATTCTCTATCGCATAAATCATCGAAATTAATAAGACTTTCACTTAATTCATTTGCAATGCTTCCACTAACACCACCTTTTTCGATTTCTTTATCTTTGTCAAATAAGTCATTCATTTATTACCTCAAAATTAATACTTATCTTTAAAGGTATTTCATTAAAATCAAAAATACAATTTTTGTTTTTGTGAATATCTATTTTTGTGTTGACATACTGCTTATTTAATGACATAAATATTCCTATCAAAATAAATAGAAAATAAAAAATCAAAAAGGTGAATTTATGGAAACAGGATGGCCCGTAATGAGACAATTTAAGAAGAATTTGGAGACACTATGACATTAAAAAACAAAATAAAGTCAACGATCGATAGACTCGAGAACAATCCTCCTTTCAAAGCGAATAAATGGAAGCATCCAATTGAAGATTCTCTCAATTGGGTTGTGAACAACGCTGATGAGTCTATTTTTACTCTCTCAAAAATATATGGTACTATCAAAGTCCCAATATGGAGGGTGATTTTTCATGATAAAGCATTTCACAATGATTATTTCACGATAAGTATAAGTGCAAAATCAGCGAATGACTTTGCTTACATTTGCCTCTCTTTGAATAATAGAAAAAAATTCAATATAAGAGCAAAAAATGAAGAAGAGATCCGAAACGGTATCTTGAAGCTCTTAAAGAAAATTTAACAATGTATTGGCATTATCAAGCTTGGCTTACGGATATTTGTTACAACAACGCTAGACCAATTTGCATTTACAACATACCAATGATTTGGGGTGTTCCAGAACCTAAACTAGGTTTTCCTATTTTTTGGTCATATGCTTTAGGAAGAATAGAAGAATGAACTTCAAATTCTACATAGACAGTGAAAACGTAAATGAGTTTTTAAACTCTGAACCGTTTATAAAAACAAAAGACCTTATACATGAAGCATGTGCTAACTTTGTAAAAGTACTATCTAATGAAACTTATTTTTATACCGAATACACTTCTTACATGGTAAGTCAAAAAAATGAAAATATTTATTATGGAAAAAATGAATACAACAAAGTACCTTTTGATTATCCAATATTTATTCTCGAAATAGATTACCATCATCATTGTGAATGTTGTTTGCAACCAGAAAACAAAGATAGAATGCATCTTATCGTACATGGAGGTAAAATAATTCACCATGAAGAATTTATGCGAATCGTCAATGTATTCGATAAAACATGGTGGTATGATAATTGTCATCGAAGCAATGGGTTATTAAGTATAATACCTTACTTATAAATAATAAGGAATAAAGAGATAAATTTACAAAAGATCAATTAAGAAAACTAGCTTAATAGGATAAAGTTATTATGGGAAAAAAGAAAAAAAGTAAATTATATGATTTTGAATTTCTTGACAAAGATGGCAATGGATATACAATTATAAAAATTGCAAATGAAGAAATACATGTCAGAGCACTCAAACACACTGGAATAATCGAATTTGGTGTAGCGAAAAATTTCGATCGATGGTGCAATAGTATAGACTTTTGGTGCAAATGGCCAAGAGATTATAAACAATGGCAAAAAAAATTAGAATCCTTAAAAAAGAATATTAAAGAAAAAGGTTATTCCAAACACTATGCTCGTGAAGTAGAATTATAACTTATAAGAATCAATGAATCTCTAAAAGATAAAAAACAAAAAGGAAGAGTAAAGCATGAAGATTTATTTCTCAGCACCAAGTAGTAATATGACTCTTGTCAGGGATGAAATGAAATGGATCACTGATCTAGGTCATACCATAACTCATGACTGGACCTTTGACTCAGAAGATGGATTCACAAAAGAACAGTTAAGAACTTTAGCTTTTAAAGATGTTGAAGGTGTTAAAAATGCAGATTGCGTTATACTAAGGTCGGATCCTAAAACATCAGTTGGATGCTGTATAGAGCTAGGTATTGCAATTGCCGAATCAATACCTGTTATCATTATAGATCATGGTGGTATTGTTCCAAGTCATTTCTTCGTTAAAAATATTGAATTCATCAAAGTAGTCAATTCACTTGATGAAGCTTTAGATTTGTGTAATATCATTACTTGTTTAATAAATCGAAAATTTAAACCATGAAAAAAATAAATCATACCAAAATTTGTTCAGAAAAATTTTTTGAACAAATGCAAAAACTCGATTCTCCTAAAGAAGTATATTTTGATAATGAAAAATATTGCGTTAATCAAATTGTTAAAATTATTGAAGTCAATAATGATAAATATACCACTGGTAGAACAATGAAATTAAAAATTCATAATGTAAGTGTTGATAGTCAAATACTTTTGTGTTCACCACCAAGGATTAGAACATTTAAAGTACTATTGGTAGAACCTTTGAAAGAATAATAGAATTATGGGATTCAGATATATCATAAGAACAAATTATGAAAGCAGTATGATTATCGATAAAATCCTTTGGGAATTTAAAATGTCAGATGTCTTTTGGAATACGAAAGATAAGCTTGATATTGCATGCCACCACCTAACAAAATGGTTCAATTGTGAATATCTCAAAGAAACCACTGATAAATTCTTCATAGAAGAAGAGTATAAAGATAAACCAGAATATTATAATCAAATAAATTTCATAATAGAAGCAAGATGTTTTGAATGCGACGGTCAATACGATAACACTTTACTTCTTTGGATAAAACTACCAAAGTTATATAATCCCGAAGAAGCAAGAAAACTTTTACGAAGTTTTGAAGATAATTGGTGGTTCGATTTTGATTTTGAACATCCAAGTAAGAATGGTTTTGAGATAATCATTTTACTCGATCATTCATAAAAAGGAAAAATAAAATGGAAAAAATAAAAAAAACACAAGATATCAGTTTTGTCATTGATGTGTTAAAAGATGCACTTTCTATTTTTTACGAAAAAATGACCTTGGATAAACAAATAAAGTTAGCTACTCGTTTGGTTGATCTATTAGAAGATGATGCTATTTCATTATGTAAACTCGAATCATTAAGAGCTGTATTTGATATTCTTTATCTATGGTACAAAGAGAGTTGTTTAAAAGAAGAACAGAAATCATATATACTAAAATGCTTATTGGACTTTGAAATAAGAAGATTAAAAGATAAAAATAAAGAATATGGTCCAAGAGGCAGACAATGAGCTTAAAACATAAAAATGAAAATACAATTTTGGAAAGATATTTAACAATTGCACTTGAAAACGCTGTAAAACGTAATGCTGTTTTTTTTGCATTTTTGGCCACTCTTATTTTATTCATTTTATACCATAGGCAGCAAACAGAGAAATTAATTAAAAATATAAAATCGTTACAAGAAAATTTTCAAAAGGATTTTCGGTCAGAATTAACAGCAGATATCCGAACACTCATAGATAAGAATCTACCTTATATGATTCCTGAAAAAAAAATCAATAAAGAACCAGAAAAAGTTTCACCTCTTATTTTTGAAAATAATTCAACAAAGGCTATCCTTCCTTTTGAAAATATCGATGATGTAGTGGCTGAAGATGGTGTTTATTGGATTTCAGATGATAAATGTATTAGAAATACTATCAATGTAGGTAAAGAAGATTATAAATACTTTGCTTATGTGTATATTCAATACGATAATATTATCATTAATAAGCATTGTTTATGCGAAGTAACTTTAGATGGAAAAATTGTAGAAGATGGTTGGAGATTGAAAGGAGAATTTCGTTCAAATAATGAACCTCCTAATATTATGGATACGCCACGCATCTTTCGGTTTTCACGTCCTTTTTGTTTTGATTTACCAAAGATAAAATTGCATGGAGCTTCAGCTGTTTTGATAGAAGTTGATAATAATGGGGATGAACTTATTGATGGAATAAGATTAAAGGCACAACCTATACTAGTTATTCAAAAATAAAATGAACAATAATAAAGAAATAGATGAATTTACCGCTGTGTTTTGGGATGGAATGCATGAAGGCATATTCACCATTGATAACTTTGAAGAATGGATGGATAAAGCTGGTGCTAAAGGTCCATCTGTTCATTGGCGTCTTAGTCTAGCAAAACATTTTCCTCCTAAAATATGGGGATGGAATTACAACCATGAACGAAGGGAGTTCATCAATGATCCGGATATTCTATGGCGTGGCATGTACAATCAAATATCTGGTAATGCCTGTATTCAATCAAACAACGTAACTAATCTTGATTTTATGGCTTCAATAACTCATATCATGAAAAGTATATCAATAGTTGATAGTCCAATTGGTAATTTATCAGGAATTAATAATTTAAAACATTGTTGTGGTAATTTAAGCATCATGGGACTTAATGATTTGAAAAATATCAATGGCATAAATAGCTTAAAATATATTGGTGGTTCATTGACCATTATTCTATGTAATAAATTAGAAACAATCGAAGGGTTTGATAGCTTGAAAAATGTAAAAGGAAATTTGGATATACGTAAAAATGATCAATTGACAAAAATAAATACATTTTCTTCAATAGAAGAAATTGGTTGTCTGGTCACTGAACATAATACAAAATTGCCAGCACACCTATGCTCAAGATATTTAACTTTTCAAAAAGAATAATTCATTACGATCAACCGTAGAAACATGTATATTAAAGGTATTAATTGCAATATCGATACCATTAAGTTAAATAATATAAAAGGATACTTCTATGTCATATAAATTTATCGTAAAAAACGAATACATCAATACTACAAATGATACATTTGAACATAAAATAAAAACAACCACAAAGGAAGATATTGTTACATTCATAGATTCAAATCTATATCGTGATATCAAACACACAATAAACCAAGCAGCTGGAATCATCGTAAAAACATTTAAGTTTGGCCATATCAAAGCAAGACAAAATACATTTTACGATGAAAAACACTATTACAAATGCAAGGGTACAAAAAAAGCTTGTCTTATCATCGAATTGTTTATGTCTTCATCAGTTAATCATGTAGTATTCATAAACATGATTGTTCGCATTGGTGAAGAATATGATACTTTGACTGCTTTTGATTTGTTCAATAAATCTATGAATGAAATTCAATTCAATCAAGCATTGAGTAAAAAATGTGAACACAAGATAATGTATTCGATGGAACATATCTTTTGCAGAAGATAGTATTGATTACAATATTTGGTGTAATAAAAAACCATTATTATGAGGAGATGAACATGGAAAAAAAAGTATTAACTAATATTATTTTAAGAATATATGGTTTATTTCTTGGAATAGTTTACAGTGTTGCATTTTCTATAGGCATTATAAACTTATTGCTACCAAAGGAAATATTAGATATTTCATGGCATATGATTTATATGCCAGTATTAATTTTTAGTCTTCCTACATTATTTTTTATCTTATGTGCATTGATAGAATATACTGCGAACAAAAGGTTGAATGGAGAATACAATTGATAAAACAAGCAATGTTTGAATTATTTAAATAACGACACAATGAGGTAATAATGTCAGAATTAGCTAAAAGATTAGATTATTGGTCATCTAAATTTCGTCTATTAGACAACTGGATTATTGAATCAGAGGACATTTCTGAATATACAAAAAAATTTTCTGGGCGGATTTTTTTTGATCAGAATATGCCAGAAGTAGAAGTGTCTTGTTGTCCGAAGGGTATTTGTATTGACCAATATGCATTTCATGAAATAATTCATGTTCTTTTTACTGCGGTAAGACGTGGTGGAAAAAAAGAAGAAGAATTAGCTGTTCAAGATCTGTGCAAGATATTTAAGGAGTTAAAAGATGCCAGATAAAACATTAAATGTAAAGAACACAGAAGAAGCAAAAAAGAAGGTATCAGATGTTGAGGTATACGGGGATCCAGATACATGGGTCTTGTTATGCAAAGCATCAAGTAAAAAACAAAATTGGATGAAAAGCACAAAAGCCATGGAGATTTTTGGAGTAGGCTGTATTGTCCAAGTAACGACACAGCAAGGTGATAATATCTCTGAAGCTGTAACATTTGTACCTAACACACGTATATATAAATGTGGAGGACATACTCCTACATTGGTAAAATTTAATTAAAAATAAATCAATAAAAAAGAAAAGAAACAGAATATGAAAATTGAAAAGTTTTAACCTGTGTAAAGAAAAACGAGGAATTTAAAGCCAATGAAAAAAGTGTATCAACAATATCATGATGATTGTTACAGAGCGTGTATAGCTTCTATATTTGAATTAGAGATAGAAGAAGTCCCACATTTTCGTTTAGCTTCCAAGGATCCGATGTTATTGGTTGAGAATGGTGGAGAGATTCCACATTGGGATGATTGGTTTGAAGAGAGAGGATTTGTTGAAGTCACTTTTATTCCGAAAGATAAGGAGAGTAAATTATTAGAATCGCTATCTTTGAGCCTTGATAAAGTTCCAATTATTGCATGTGCTAAAGGACATGCAGTTGTATGGAGGAGAGGTAGACTTATATTTGATCCTGCTAGTAATAAACCCGATTATGTTCCTTATGAAGAATTTGAACCCGAATACTTTTTTGTTTTTGTTCCAATAAATCCGCATAAATGCATGGAAGATATGAAAAAATAATAAAAACAGATAAAGAAGACAAATGAAGTGTTTCCATTCTGGAAATAGTTGAAATTCGTAAGCTAGACAAACAAAGTGATTTATTATAGGATAAGCAATGAATATTAAAGATTATGAAAAAAAAGCTTTAAGTACAGCTATTTATCCAAATATAGGGAATAATATAATTTATCCTGTATTAGGGCTAAGCGAAGAAGCTGGTGAGGTGGCAGGGAAAATAAAAAAGATAATAAGAGACCATGATGGAGTCATAACAGGAGAACATATAAACGCTTTATGTAAAGAACTTGGTGATGTATTGTGGTATCTGGCTGCTATCTCATATGAGATGGGTATATCATTAGATGATGTAGCTAAAACAAATTTAGATAAGCTACATTCAAGAAAAAAAAGGAATAGATTAAAAGGAAGTGGTGATAATCGATGAATCCTAAAACTGGTAAATTTGAACCTTTATTTAGAGATCTTAGTGATGGACAAAAAGAAATGCTTGCTAAGCTTGCAGGACAAAAGCTAGATAATCCGAAATTTGATAAAATACAAACAATAGAAGATCTTGTTAAAAATGCTTCAAAAACTTTACAAAAAAAACTTGTTAGAGCAAATGGTGAACCAGTACCAAGACACTGGCCAATATTAAGAGTAGGTGAGCTTGTAACGGTCAAAGATATCACGATGAAAGTTGTACACATTAATGAATGCACATTAGTTTTGGAGCCTGAACAGCTTGAGATAGATCCAGAACCTTAGATTGGTTCGATCCTAACCATAAACCCAAAATAAAAAAAAGAAGGTCAAATAATGTATTGGCATTATCAAGCTTGGTTGAATGTAGCGATTAGGACGATAGATCCAGGACGAACGAAGTATATTCGTGAGATTCACAACGAGGCAACCAAAAGTCTTTTTTATGACTTATTATGGAATAATATAGAGGAGTAATTTAATGCTTTCGATATTTAATCGAAACAAAGGTTATTATCACCATTGGATTAGTTGTAATGGTTGTAATGGTTGTAGTGGTTGTAGTGGTTGTAATTTATACCTATGCATCTTTTGCGAAAAAGAAGTCGCTTCCTGGTGGGATAGATTTAGAGGAAAATGTCCTCATTGTGGAGGATATTCCGCTCAAGTTCATGTTGATCCCAATGAAGGCGTAAAGGGTCTATACAGATGAGTCAAATACGAAAAAAATTAACAAAACTTGCTGAACTCACAATGAAAATAAAAATGGCCATAAAAGAAAATCCAGGCATCACTGTTCCTGGCATTGCTGATAAAATAGACTGTGATGACACTATTCTTATAAGAGAGATTGTCGAAACATTAGATTGTATCGGCTATATTTCTTTCGTAAATAACAAGTGCTACTCTAATAAAAGGAAAAATTCATGAAACTAAATGCATCAACAATAAGTTTTTTTGTCCAAAATATCTTACACATTCTAAAAGGTAAATTGGATACTGGAAACAAAATCTTTATATCTTCCAATATGCTAAATCTTCTCTTTATGCTTATAAATGAAAGCAATACTCTTTCCATCCTAGGACTAAACCATAAGGAATTTGATGGTATTATGGAAGAATTCAATTCCGTCTATTATGATAAAAATTCTTCACACGAAAATATCGTCAATGACGCAATTGTATTTCTTGAAAACATCTTAGACAAAATCAAAACATACCAAAGAGATGAAATGCTAAAAGCATTGTAAAAAGGAAATAAAATATGCACGGCATGCAATGGTTTGATGGTTGTAACATATTATGGTATCCATTATTGGCCATAACGCTAATAGCAGAAAAATATAGAGAAATCAAAAAAGGAAAACAAAATGACCGAAAAAAAACATCCAATTCAACCCTTAGTCAAAGATCATAAAGGTATCATTCGATTCAAAAAAATAAAATTGTTCGTCGGCTACTCAATGATGGTGGTATTGATTGAAATGAAATCGACACGTGGAATGTATCACTCGATGAACATAGTCAATTTGCACAACTTATAGGATACTCTCTAGATGGCTATTGCGGTCTTCCGTGTTACGATAAAATTGTAGCCGAAACAGCAGAAACCGTTTATGAATTAAATGCTACTCCAATTATGGCCACATTAGAAGCTTATAAAAAAAGAATCAAAGAGCTAGAAGAAAAAATAAGAGCTATCCATTCTCAATGCGAGGAAGCCGTTCCTCATCTTGGAGAACAATAGCATCAATAATCACTTTCTATCAAATCATAAAAACTATCATAAAAACTATCATACAAACCCTTGTCGTATAAAATTTGTATCTCTTTTCTAACGTCTATTCTAGAACCACGAACATATAAAATCTCTTTTCGCTTTCTATTCCCCATAGATTCTTGAGTCGGTTTTGAATTCTTATCTCCTCCATCTCTAAATGTCTTACCCTTGCCAGATATGTGACATATTGTATCCAATTCAAATCTCTCACTGTTCTTTGGATAATATCCATTATCATAACTACTCAAAATGAAAGAACCAACACATGAATCTAAAACATCTATCAGTTTCTCGAAATCAAATATTGTATATTTATGCTTATATCCATCTTGATTCGTTTCAGGATATGGAGGATCACAATAAAAAAACGTCTGCGGTGAATCCCACCTCTTTATACATTCAATCGCATCTACATTCTCTATATATGCTAATCTCAGTCTTTTAGAAAAATCTAACAAAAGATTCGTTTTATTTATTAACGATAATGGATTATTTTTACCATATATACTCCTTCCAAATCCACTATCCAATTTACCTCCAAATGATATGTTTGCAGATATATAAAATCTCCTCGCTCTTTCCAAATCATCACAATTCTCTCGATCTTTACAAATCTTATACTCTTCTCTAGAATAAGGCGTCAACTCACACTTCAATTTTAATTCTTCTCCTCTATCCCTTAACACTCTGAAAAAATTATAAATGTCACTATTCAAATCATTCAACACTTCTCTGTAATGATGATTATTACTTATTAAAGGATATCTCTTTCTAAAAAATACCGCGCCGCTTCCAAAATATGGCTCAACATATACTGTGTGTCTCGGTATCAAGTCACATATCTTTTTCGCTATATTAAACTTTCCACCTTGATAACTAAAAGGTACTTGCATTTATGCTCCCTCAATCGTTCATTATAATATCTATATAATATAATTTTTTTCTCTCTTTTGGCAGTCCTTTTCGTAAACCTTCTTCATGTGTTAAGGGGTAGGCACACGTGTAGGCATGAACACACATTGAGGGTCGGAACATACATTTGACCATATTTGAATACAAAATAAAGAGATAATATAGATATTATAATGGTGAATTCTAGGCCTTTAAGAGACAATGGTATTTATTGGAACGTTGGAAGGGATGGAAGGTTTTCTTACCCCGGGGCTAAAAGCTTACAAATAGCACCTAACCTATTGATATTACATACCACATAGAAAACGTTCAACTTGTTTGAACTAATGCTTTGAAAACACTCTAAAAAACACTCTAAATAACTGATATATATACCATATATCCATTATAAAATAATCTTAGTTCCAACTTATATATTGCCTATAGGCCATATATAAATACAAATACTTACAGCCCTTACAACTTTATATTACACAGAAATATTCCAGATTAGTACAGGTAAGGGGTACTATTGTTGAAATGATTGAGCTTTCTTCAAGGGTAGGTCTATACATAGGATGCCCCATACGTTTGACTGAGAAGCTTACAATAGGGAGATACCTGCTGTATAGGAGGTAGATTATGGAAGGTTAGAAGAAGCTTTGAGAAAGCTAAGGTCCATATATTATTAGGATACCATAGATTCAGGGATTGAAATTATATCAATTCCATCACCTCTTAACTCAAAATAACATTCCTTTTCATCAAAGCACTGTTTATATCACAATGCTTTTTCATAATTTCCCCTACATGTAAGCAATTTGCGCAGATATCTCTACTTTGTATTCTTCTATATGGCAGTATACGTAAGTTGCCGTTATTGTAAGGAAATGTGATATGCGCCTGAATTTACAACGCATTATGAGAATTTACAACGCATTATAACGTATTAGGAGGCATTAGGAGGTATTATAACGTATTTGGATTGATATGAAGGTTGTATGGAGGTTTCTGGAGGTTTCTGGAGGGATACATGAGTTATTAGTTTATTATTGTATAAGGGTTATATGTTTATAATGTTAATAGGTTAATTAATTAAGAGGGGTTTATTTTGTTATGGTTATTATTGAAGATTTTATTTATGCGATTTTTTTGGTATGGGGGATTTTTTGTTTTATGCGAAGGTGTTATTTTATTGTATTTCGCTCTTTTTTGGGGATTTTTTGATGGGGGTCTTTGTTTTTGCGCGTTTTATGGTTGATGGGGGGTTGTTTTGTGGGGGGTTTTTTTGAACCTAGAAATTCCAATTAGGCTAAACGGGAACGACGTTGACTTGTTTTATAAACAGCAACTCTTGCTCTGGCAATAACCATAGGATTATTCATATTTATTGCCATTTTGAGAGCTATTAGAGCCGCTGTGTGCTGTTCTTCTATTGAACAACCAGAGTTAACTTTAGTCCTATTTAGAATAGCGTTTAGCTTTTTCATAATTTCTCCCTGTTGTTTGCCCTGTTATTATATAAATCGGATATTATAGAAAATACTTAATACTTTTTTTATTTATTTTTCTATTATTTAACGTTTAAAGCCCCTATGTAAGGGGCCTTAAAATGTTCAGTGTTGTCAACTGATTATCTAGAAAAACCGCCATTACCTAGAATTCTATATTCTTCACTCACTTCCCAAAAAACAGCAAGTACATCGGTCTCACGTTCGTTATCTAGTCCTTCGCAAAAAAGAAGTTTATAAGCATCGTTAGCATGAAAATAGGCTTCATCGGTAGCATCATACAGACGAACAAGATTTTTTGATAGGCAACTAACTCGAATTCCATTTTCTTCGCCTTGAGCCATAATATCCAAACCAAGGTGATTTAAGCGAATGTCAAATTGGTTTTCGATTTGATCTCTGGTAAGGTTTTTTTGATTGGCCATCTTTATTCCCCTGTTTGTTTGTTATATATTAAATATGACATGGTAATAGCGTTATGTCAACAAATATTTACGAATATAATAATTTTCCTTCTTAAAAGAAGAAAGCCCCTATCAAAGGGGCTTTTGTGAATTTATTTAATAAAGCTCTATTTGTCTAATAGAGCTCTATATTGGAGATAAAGTTTTTTAGAAGTACACTGGCTTCTGTTGCATTTCGCATACCATTCACCCTCATCTCCGACCCACCTTTTGGCTATTGCTTTTTTAGCGTAATATCTATCTGTTACGCCAGCGGTATCCTCGGTAAGAGGACACCGAATGTAGAGAACCTCCCAACACCCTCTAACCTCGGTTTTGCTGTAAGTTTTTGGTTGATCTTTCAAAAGATCAACGTTTATTTCATTGTTGGTGGTGTTGTTATTGGTGTTGGTGTTGTTATTGGTGTTATTGGTGTTGGTCATTTTTGATTCTCCCTGTG